TATGGCCAACACACATCTATTCGCAGCAGACAAAGTATAGGGAGCTATCATGTTATCAATAGGCAAAGAACTAACCGCAGACCAACGCTTGCCCAAGGCGCTGGTATCAATTATGCGCAGCGACAGATACGTGGCACTGGCCAGTGTATTGATGTTGGGTGACCGCGTGATCGACAACGGCATGACTAACACCGCCGCTACTGACGGACGTGACGAGTGGTATAACTCTGACTTCGTTGACACACTGATTGACGCCGAGCTACGTGCGCTTATTATTCACGAGTGTAAGCACAAGATGTATCGGCACCTTACAACGTGGGCATGGGTGGCTTACAAGTACGGGCACAGTCTGACCAACCAAGCTATGGACTACGTTATCAACCTAGAGATCGTTGACGAGAACCCCGACGATTTCTGCAAGCTACCCGCTTGCGCATTGCTCGACGTCAAGTACCGTGGCATGACTACCGCACAGGTGGCCAAGGCATTACACCAAGACCAACAGCAACAGCCTAGTTCGAATCCCTCTGGTAGTGGTACACCTGACAACAAGTCTGGCGGTGGTATGGACGATCACGACTGGGACGGCGCCAAGGAAATGACAGCCGACGAGCAAGCCGAGCTAACCAAGGAGATTGACGAGGCTATCCGACAGGGTGCGCTTGCCGCAAGCAAGATGGGCAAGGGTGGTAACACTGACTTCGGTGACCTACTCAAGCCGCAGGTTGACTGGCGCGAGGCGTTGCGTGAGTTCATAAGTACAACGTGCGCGGGTAACGACTACCAAACGTGGAGAAGCCCGAACCGCAAGTACCTAGGCCATGAGATATACATGCCAACGGGGTACAGTGAGACGGTTGACGAGTTGACTATCGCCATCGACACGTCTGGCTCTATAGGCCGACGTGTTCTCACCAAGTTCATGTCTGAGGTCAAGGCCGTGTGCGATGTAGTCAAGCCCAATACTGTACGCATACTGTACTGGGGTAGTAGCGTAGTAGCTGACGAGGTATACGAGACACACGAGATACCCGACATACTCAACACGACCAAGCCCGTGGGTGGTGGTGGCACTGACGCAGCGTGTGTACCTGAGTATATGCGGGCTACTGGTATCAAGAGTCAAGCTACTATCATGTTGACTGACGGTTACGTATTCGGTGACTGGGGTACGTGGGACAACCCACTACTGTGGTGCATCATTGACAACAAACGAGCCGTGCCATCAACAGGCAAGGTATTACATATAAATGGAGGTGACGTATGAGTAACTACCCGTATGACAACAGGGCGGTAGACCACAAGTTTATCGTTGACGTGTTCGAGCTTGCATTCGGTAACGGTGCAATCGACAAGGAGTATAGCTACGCTGACGTGTTGACACAACTACGCGAGTTCAGTGACAAAGCACTGGTGACTGATGGTCATGGTCTGACGCAAGAAGAAGTTGACACGCTACTAGCTAACAAAACAGGAGGTATGTTCCATGAGTATAAATAAATTTACCCACCAACGAGTAGACGAGCTAGTAAGACTAGCCGCGAGTGAAAGGTTCGAATCAGGGTCATTAACGTTGCTTAACTTCATGGAGGAGATACAGAAAAAACTGCGGGGTATACAGTTTGGCCGCATATCGCAGAGAGTGTACGCGTACTACCCTGACGAGTTGTTTGCGCGGGGTTACATTAGCTACAGGGATATACGGTATATCCGTGGAACACCAGAAAAGTATACGTACAACGTGTCATCACCGTATATCGAGAACAATAAGACCGATAAGTACAATGCTGACAGGTTCTTCCGAATGTCGTCTATTAATATAGATACGGCGGTACGTAATGCAGTCAAGTACCTACGTGCGTATACACCTACGGATATTGTACGGGTAACAGTAGGCTTGGCTAATGACGCACGCGACGAGGTGTCGCATGAGGAACGAACGGACATACGGCAGCTATCTAGCAAGATATGTGGTTTACGTGCAATGGAGAAAAACCTACGTAACGAGCTGATGCACTTATACAACGCAGGCCACCAATTCGTTGACCCTGAGTACGGTAGTGCGGTTGCTGAGTACTTTACCAAACATGCTGCGCATACCGAGAACGAGAAGACAGGCGTGGACTTTACGTTTGTATTAGTCAAGACAGTCGATGGTAGGCACAGGTTTACGTGTGTAGATATAAACAGGATTAGCTCGGTAGCGTATGGCGGGGAAGAAAAGCTGGACGCTAACACCCACGTGACGTATGAGTTACCTGATGACGTGTTGTCAAAGGTGTCTGTTCTTACCGTCGGTGAAGACAATACGTTCCTTGATGGTATTGGCTACAAGTATTGTGACGAGGTGTACTATGTCTATAAGTAGATTGTTCGACAACTGTGTCTACAGTGATGTTTTCCTGCGCACCGCTTCGTTTAATGGTGTCATGATTAATAAAGGACGAGTCGATGTAACGTGTATTGGTATGGGATGTGTTGATTCCACACTATATGACGTATATGATACCGTCGATGACATGCCAGTATGGGCGCAAGAACGAATCGCTATGCTTATGGTATGTAAAGACGGGCAGACCATAAACCATATTGGTAGGCGCGTTGACGCTAGCACGTTTTGGTTATTCTCAATGGGGGGAGAATGAATAAAATAATAATACCTGATGCCGCTATACGCGAGTACAACAAAAAGTACGGCCAATACCTACCCAAACCTGTTAGTACAATGCCGCCTCCGATTGATGAGGACGCTATGTACATGCAAGCTATGGGGCTAACACAATCAAACCAAGGAGAAGAAGATGTTTAACAAACTAAACTCAGCAGCACTAATTATCACAGCAGGACTACTTGTGGGGACTGGTATCAGCAGCACCGCACACGCGCTTACCGCAGAACAATTTAAAGAGTTAGCAGATGGGACTTACCGAAACGCTACTACCATGTACCTTGGTGGGGTGAACGATGCCGTGAGGATTTTTAATACGTGGTCGTCGGACGAAGACTGCGCAAAGTGGAAAGTGTTATCGCCAAACCAAATCATGGCAGCGTTTGAAGCCCACTATGATGATATGGAAGATAAACAGCAACTCATAGCTGTGTGGGCGTTTTCGTACTCACTTAAAAACGGTGGGTGCGCTGATGAATGAACAATGGGATTGGGTGGACTTTGGATTGTTCGTGTTGATATTGGGTGCGGCGAGCCAAATAATGCGCCACATAATGGGGGTATAGTATGACAGACGTAATTGACGTGGCTGACCAGCTAGCCCGTGCAGCAACCGCCGCAGAACGTATAGCTGACGCTATAGAAGAATTACTTGAGATGATAAAGGAGGAACGTAATGGCGATGACCCCAGAGAAGAAAGTTAAGGTGACTATAACTAAGCAGCTAGACTCGTTAGGGTGTTACTACTTTTTCCCAGCTACAGGTGGCTACGGTTCAAGTGGTGTGCCGGATATAGTCGGGTGCTACAAAGGCAAGTTCTTTGGCATAGAATGTAAAGCGGGTAAGGGTAAGACAACCTTACTGCAAGACATGCACCTGAGTAGGATAGCTATTGCAGGTGGGATAGCTGAGGTCGTGAATGAGGAGAACATGCACGACATTGTGAACATACTTAATGGGGCAGCTAGTGACCCAAGACAACTAGTTTTAGACTTATAAAATCCTGTGGAGGGAATTATGGCTAAGAACAAGAAATCTCGTAAGCGAGTACCCACTTACTTGAAGTCACCACCACCCGTTGTGGTAGACCTAACAACATCGCTTCCCCCGGAATCCATAAAGGTCGGTGTGAGTGATGGCAGCACAGCGAGTTACTACGAGTTACCCGACAAGGCTACAGAGCTACAGCACCTTATCATGTACAAAGATATGAACTCGCAAATGGGTGAGATATTCCGTTCGTGTTACAGGTACGGAGAAGCGTCACACAGTGGTAAGCTACGTGATGCAAAGAAGATTAAATTCTACATAGACGCGGAGATAGAGAGACTAGAAAAATGGACTTAATAACTATAGATTTTGAGACGTATTACGATAAGGATTACTCACTACGTAAGATTACTACAGAAGAATACATTCGTGACGACAGGTTTGAGGTTATTGGACTTGCGGTCAAAGTTAATAACGATATTACAGAGTGGGCAAGCGGCTCACACGAGGAGATATATGAATACTTACATACGTTCGATTGGGCGAATAGTATGGTTGTTGGTCACAATAACCTGTTCGACGGTGCTATTCTCGGCTGGCATTTTGATATTCATCCCAAGTTGTTTGGCTGTACTTTGTGTATCGCCCGTGCTCTTCACGGGGTTGAAGTTGGTGGGTCTCTCGCGGCGGTTGCTAAAAGGTATAGTGTTGGGGCCAAGGGAACCGAAGTTCTCGACGCAATCGGAAAGAGACGTGAGGACTTTTCTGCGCAGGAGTTAGACGCTTACAGTGACTACTGTATCAATGACGTAGACTTGTGCTATGAGTTGTTCAAGTTGATGGGTAAGTCGTTTCCCAAGAAAGAGATACACCTTATAGACCGTACGCTGCGCATGTTTATAGAGCCTATCTTAGAATTAGACAAGGAGTTGTTAGCAGACCACCTTGTTGATGTCAAGAGACGCAAACAATCTTTGCTGGATGCCACTGGTGTAGATAAGAAAGACCTGATGAGTAACCCTAAGTTCGCCGCATTGCTTGAGGCAGAGGGGGTTGATGTACCCATGAAAGAAAGCCTCACCACTGGCAAGCAGACGTATGCGTTCGCCAAGACCGATGCAGGGTTTAAGGCGTTAGGGCAGCACGAAAACCTACACGTACAGGCACTTGTAGCTGCACGGCTAGGCACAAAATCTACGTTAGAGGAAACACGCACGCAGAGGTTTATAGACATAGCAGGGCGTGGCGCACTACCCGTACCTATCAGGTACTACGCAGCTCACACAGGTAGGTGGGGCGGTGATGACAAGATCAACATGCAGAACCTACCTAGCCGTGGTGTCGATGGTAAGAAGCTAAAGAAAAGTATCAGAGCACCGGCGGGCTACATGCTAGTCGATTGTGATTCGTCACAGATTGAGGCACGTGTACTTGCATGGTTAGCGAATCAGCAAGACCTAGTAGATGCGTTCGACAAGGGTGAAGATGTTTACAAACACATGGCGTCTGACATATACGGTGTAGCAGTAGAAGACGTTACCAAGGAACAACGGTTCGTCGGTAAGACAGCTATCCTAGGTGCAGGGTACGGTATGGGTGCGCAGCGTTTCAAAGAACAGCTCAAGGCACAGTCAGGTGTTGTCATATCACTTGATGAGTCGCGCCGTATCATAAACGTATACCGAGATAAGAATTGGAAGATCACACACTTCTGGCGAGCATGTCAGAACATGTTGGTAGAGATGTCTCGTAATTCACGCGGCTCCTTCGGGTTCTTGAACACAGTCAAATTTACTACCACAGGTTTAGATGGGCGGGTACACCTACCCAATGGGCTATACATGAGGTACGACAATTTGGATTACGAACAGGGTGAGCGTGGGCCAGAGTTTAACTACATGACACGTAAAGGCCGAAACCGTATCTATGGTGGAAAGGTAACAGAGAACATATGCCAAGCCTTGGCACGTATAATTATAGGCGAGCAGTTGTTGCTTATATCTAAGAAGTATAAGGTGACCATGACAGTGCATGATAGTATCGTGTGCGCTGTACCGAAGAAAGAAGTTAAGCAGGGACAAGCATACATAGAGCAGTGTATGCGGTACGTACCTACGTGGTGCAAAGGTATGCCACTTGATTGCGAGAGTGGTTTTGATAAAACGTATGGAGGGTGTGAGTGATGGAAGATTATTTCAACTGCGGGTATTGTAAGGAGCTGGTATCAGATGAGCCGCTACCATACGAACCAACGTGTAACATTTGCCAAAAAGAAATAGACGCAGACGACCAACAAGGAGAGCAGCAATGCTGATACTAACAAGAAAGAAAGACCAAGCAATTATCATAGACGGTGACATCGAAGTACGGGTGTTAGAAATAAACAAGTATGGGCAGGTAAAGTTAGGCATCAACGCACCTAACGAGGTTACCGTACACCGCGAGGAAATCCACGAGAAGATAAAAGCTAGTGGGGTGGAACGTGAGAGATAAAGTGTTTAAGCCCGTAGACTTTACCGATAGAGGCACCGCTTACGTTAAGCATCATAATAAAATGATGGGCAACGCAGCGCGGTATATGACTAACACGCCATGCCCTAAATGTGGTGGGTATCAAAGACGTTACGCTAAAGGCAGAAAAGATACCGTTTCGTCTGCTTGCACTAGCTGCGCTTCCACTGATAGAACTGTAAAAAATTCAGGTAAATTTACTTCTATAAGTGTAGAGCAGCGGCGAGCAATAGAAGACCACCAACACCGGAACGATGAGGATTACTTATTGTGAGCATAGCACCGTGGTCGTTTAGTAAACTTAAAGCATTCGAGACATGCCCTAAGCAGTTTTACCATGTGAAGATATTGAAAGAATATCCGCAGAAAGAAACTGACGCCATGCGCTACGGCACTGACGTACACCTTGCATGTGAGGAGTATATACGTGACAACAAGCCACTACCTAAGAAGTACGACTACTGCAAACCCTCACTCGATGCGCTTAACCGTATCCAAGGGGAGAAGCTGTGCGAGTATGAGCTAGGGCTAACAGCTAACCTAGAGCCATGTGGGTTCAGAGATGACGATGTATGGTTCAGAGGTATAGCCGATCTAATTATAGTAGACCATGATAAGAAGTTAGCGTGGGTTGTGGACTACAAGACAGGTAAGTCGGCACGGTACGCAGACAAGGGGCAGCTAGAACTTATGGCTTTAGCAGTGTGGAAACACTTTCCAGAAATAGAGGTAGTTAAGGGCGGCCTATTGTTTGTCGTGTCTAAAGACCTTATCAGGAGTAAGTACACCCGAGCTGACGACCAACGGGCTTTAACCGAGAAGTACATAGGTAAGTATAAACAAATGGTGATCGCATCTGATAACAACGTGTGGAACGCTAACCCAAGTGGGTTGTGCCGAGCATGGTGTGACGTATTAGAATGTCCACATAACGGGAGAGGGTAATGGGAAAAGGTAGTAGAAGACGCCCAGCAGCAGATGAAAAGTTTGCAGCCTTAGAGTTCGACCGTATCTTTAACAAACCAAAAGAGGATAAGGCAGATGCCGTACAAGAACCCGAAAGACCGAAAGAAGCAAGTGAACGCCGCAGTAGGGACTGCGGAACATAAAGCGCGTATGGAACGACAACGTGCTAGACGTGAGTTCGATAAGAAGCACGGGTACAGTAAACGTGAAGGTAAAGACATATCGCACAACAAGTCGCTAGCCAATGGCGGGTCGAATGCTGATGGGTACAAGGTAGAGAGTAGTAGTAAGAACCGAGCACGTAATGGCAAAAGCCCAAAGTAATAACATCACCGGAGGGGTGAATGAAGATTTTAGATAACAAAGCCATACTGCTTAAACTGCGTAACCCTAAGCAAGTTACAGAGGTTATACCTAGGAGCAAGGAAGTCGCGCCTAACACAGTGGCAGTTAGTTGGGGACTAGACGAGGCCAAGGCTTTGCGTAACATGAAGATCAACGCGCCGTCACCTATCGAGGGCAGGTACGAATGGACAGGTAAGTATGAGCCGTTCGAGCACCAGAAGAAGACGGCAGGGTTCTTGACTATGAACCGCCGTGCGTTCTGTTTCAATGAGCAGGGCACAGGTAAGACAGCCAGCGCAATATGGGCGGCTGACTACTTGATGAAGAAAGGCAAGATTAACCGCGTGTTAGTTATATGCCCACTGTCAATTATGGATAGTGCGTGGCGTGCTGACTTGTTTACCTTTGCTATGCACCGAACCGTTGACGTAGCACATGGTGCGAAAGCAAAACGCCGAAAGATAATCGAGGGTGGGGCTGACTTCGTTATCATTAACTACGATGGCGTTAAGATAGTACAAGACGTTATAGCTGAGGGCGGCTTCGACTGCATCATTATAGATGAGGCTACTCACTACAAGAACGTACAGACCAACCGTTGGAAAACTTTAAGTAAGATAGTTAAGCCAGACACGTGGTTGTGGCTGATGACGGGTACGCCCGCCGCACAAAGCCCAGTAGATGCGTATGGCCTAGCTAAACTTGTTAACCCCAAAGCGGTACCTAAGTTCTTTAGTGCGTTCCGAGATCAAGTATTGGTTCGCGTTACGCAGTTCAAGTGGGCACCGAAAGAGTCAGCTACTGATACAGTATTCAACGCACTACAACCTGCGATACGGTTTACCAAGGAGGAATGCCTAGACCTACCGCCGATGGTATACGTTAAGCGTGAGGTAGAGTTAACAAGTCAGCAGAAGAAGTATTACAAAGCTTTGAAGGATCAGCTCGTTATGCGCGTGGCAGGCGAGCAAGTTACCGCAGTAAACGCAGCGGTTACCATGAACAAGCTACTACAGATAAGCGCAGGCGCAGTGTACACCGATGACAAAGAGACATTAGAGTTTGATATTAAGAACCGATACAAAGTACTGCGCGAAGTAATTGATGAGTCGAGTAAGAAGATACTCGTGTTCGTACCGTTCAAACATGTCATTGACATACTCACAGACAAGCTACGTGATGACGGTATAGCCACTGAGGTTATACGTGGGGATGTACCAGCTAGTAAACGTACTGAGATATTCAAACGGTTCCAAGAGACCGACGACCCCAAGGTGTTAGTCATACAACCGCAGTCCGCTGCACATGGTGTGACCCTTACCGCTGCAAACACAGTGGTGTGGTGGGGGCCAACTTCTTCACTGGAAACATACGCCCAAGCCAACGCACGTGTACACAGAGCAGGACAAGACCACAAATGTACCGTCGTCCAGTTACAAGGTTCTGCCGTAGAAAAACGTGTGTACTCACTATTAGATAATAGAATAGACGTACACACAAAAATGATTGATCTTTACAACGAACTACTTGACTAGGGTATTATATGCCACTATATTACTCGACCACTAACTAGGAGGTAGTTATGACAGAAGAAATAGAAGTAGCAAAGATGGTGCGGGTGTATCAAAAGATACGTAGTAAACGCGCAGAACTATCGGCTAATTTTAAAGAAGAAGACAAAGCATTGTCTGAGAAGTTAGACGCAGTGAAAGCCGCGCTACTTAAATACTGTGATGAGCAGGGTGTTGAAAGTGTACGTACCGCCGAGGGCTTGTTCTACCGTAGCACTAAGACACGGTACTGGACTAGCGATTGGGAATCCATGCACAAGTTTATATTAGAAGAGGGAGTACCGGAGCTGTTAGACAAACGTGTTAACCAAACTAACATGCGCCAGTACTTAGAAGAGAATCCCGATGTAGTTCCTATGGGACTTAACGTAGATTCAGAATACACATTATCAGTGAGGAAGAAGTAATGGAACAACTAGCAACGATAGAGGAGTTAGCCAAACACTTTAGGGTGTCTGTGTCTACTACTCGCGCATGGCTACGCAATGGCCATGTACCCCAAAATACCTATATCAAAGTAGGTAACACGTATAGATTTAAGGTGGCCGCAGTTGAAGCAGCTATGTTAAGTGGTGAGAGCGGCCCCGAGGGTAACACGCTTGTGGACTTAGGGCTTAGCGTGGACGAGGACGCTTAGATGCGCCGAATCAGCTTGCGGGGTGGGAACTTCATGGGGCAACCATTTGCTTATGACAACAGTATGGATGTCGTTATACTAGACGCAGCACCTGTATCACGTTCATACTACGCCGCAGATTTTGACTCTAGTAAAACTGTAGCGCCAACGTGTTGGTCGGCTACAACACAAACACCTGATGCGGACGTGCCAGAAGAACAGGTACAGAGTCGTCGGTGTATGGACTGCAAGCAAAATGTACGCGGTTCATCTGGAAGTAACGGTAGGGCTTGCAGGTTTTCTCAACGATTAGCAGTAGCACCGGCTCAAAAGTTAGATGAAGTTTATCAAATTCAGTTGCCAGCCACTTCTATTTTTGGTAAAACTGTAAAAGGTAACATGCCAGTTAAAGAATACGCCAGTTTGCTATCACAAAATAATACGCAAGCAGCGTCTATCGTTACAAGAATGTACTTCGATGAGTACAGCGCCGTACCAAAACTTTACTTCAAGCCAGTCCGTTCCTTAGACAAGCAAGAGGTAGCCATAGTAAGTCAGACTAAAGATCACCCTGACACTAAAGAAGCAATAACTTTGATCATTATTGATCAGAGCGTAGGATCGTCACCCTTTGGAATTACTGATGGGTACGAACATAAACCAAACCATTCTTAGGAGAATGAGCATGTACTTAGTAAACAATGTAGAAGCACTATACCCACGTATCAACCAGACGTATCGTTTTGACAATACCGAGAACCGTTCGGTATCTTGTGACGCAAGTGAAGACGGCGCATCTTACGAGATGTCATTTCGTATGACCAAAGACCAAGCCAAGGCGTTGTTCCTTGAGATGTCTAAAGCGTACCAAGAAAAGAAAGAAGCTAAGTGGCCCGCCAAGTTGGAGATGCCATTTACTAAAGACGAAGACGGTTCCTACGTAGGTAAAGCTAAACTGAAAGGCGCGTACGGCGCAGAGCTGACTAACAAGCCTATGCAATGTGACGCTAGAGGAACTGAACTGCCAGACGACTTTAGGTTGACTACAGGCAGTACGGTTAACGTAGCAGTTATATTCGTACCGTATAACATGCGTGACCACGGTGTATCACTACGCTTGAAAGCTGTACAGGTTATCAAGTATGTAGAGATGCAGAAGTCTAACCCATTCGGTATAGTTGAGGGCTTCACACAAGGGGAAGACGACAACCCGTTTGTCCCTATTGTAGAGCCAGTTAGCCAAGAGTCTATGGAAGAAACAACCGCTGACGTGTTTGGTGATGACAATAGTGATGAGCCAGAAGATACTGAGCCAGAACCTACGCCAAAGAAAGTAGTTAAGAAGAAAGCCGCTCCAACTCCAAAGGCCAAAGACGAAGACCTTAGTTCTATCATTGACGACTGGGACGACGAATAACCTTTAACCGTTTGTTAACTTAGCTACAGGGCGGCTCACACTAGCGCCTTGTAGTATTTTTTCGGTTGGGGGGCTATATGAATGCGAGTGAATTTTTAGAAAAGGTATTAGCGGAGGGGAACTTCTACTGTCTATTGGCTTTACGCAATGGTGGCAAACAGTGGGAAGACCGCAAACAGATATTCTTCAAAGATAAAGAATCCTTGGTAGCCAGTGCTACCGACTACGATGCTGATGGGTGGGATACGTTCTACGCGCTAGGATCGTTTGCCGGTAAAGGCTCACGTAGTGCAGACCTAGTAGAGAATGTGCAAGCGTTCTTTCTTGATCTGGACATAGGGGATGACGTTAAGAAGTACGCTACTAGGCCAGAAGCTATGGCGGCGTTAAAGACTTTCTGTAAAGAAGTATCTCTACCAAAACCTATTATAGTGGACTCTGGGTACGGCTTACATGTGTACTGGCCATTGTCTGCGCCTGTGCCTGTACGTAAGTGGCAAGTAGTTGCTGCCAAGTTCAAGGGACTGGTATCAAGTATGGGGCTACGCGCTGATTCAGCGGTAACCTCTGACGCAGCTAGAGTTTTACGTATACCATCAATGCACAATTGGAAAGGCGATTCCAAGGTACAGGTCAACGTGTTGTGCGATAGCGATCCTGTATCAGTAGAAGACTTCGCTAAAGTAATCGGTATGGCGAGCATTGTAGTGCCTGCCGAAGACGATGGGACAATCAGTTTGTTTACTGAGGCTATGAGACGTAACAACGAGAATAGCTTCAAAGATATAATGAAGAAGACCGGTGCTGGCAGAGGTTGCGAACAGTTAAAGATAATTGCTACCGACCAAGATAATACTAGCGAACCTATGTGGCGAGCGGGCTTGTCTATCGCTAAGTTCTGCAACGATGGCGAGATAGCGGCACACAAAATATCTAAAGGGCACGAGGGGTATAGTCCAGACCTCACGCAAGCCAAGTTCGACCTTATCAAAGGGCCGTACACTTGTACTACGTTCGACGAGAACAACGCGGGCGTATGCCCTGACTGTCCCAACTGGGGCAAGATAAAATCACCAGTGACACTAGGTAAGAAGTTTAAAGAAGCCACAGAAGAAGAGGTGGTGTACGCACCAGCTACAGAATTGCCCAACGCACCTGTACTGGAATACGTTATACCGACATACCCAAAGCCTTACTTCCGTGGGGCGAACGGTGGCGTCTACATGCGCCTTAAAAATGCTGACGGTGACGTAGATGAGAAGACCATATACCACAACGACCTGTACGTTGTTCGCAGGCTAAAGGATGTAGAGTTAGGTGAGGCCATCGTAATGCGCTTACACCTACCTATGGATGGGGTATCAGAATTTACTGTGCCGCTCACTTCGGTGACGTCAAGAGAAGAGTTTAGAAAGCAAATGTCTATGCGAGGAGTCGCAGTTACTAAAGTGGAGGAACTCATGCAATACACAACAACTTGGATAAATGAACTACAGAATATAAGCGCAGCCGATGAAGCGCATCGACAGTTTGGTTGGACAAACAAGAAGATGGATAAGTTTATCTTGGGTAACCAAGAGATACACGCCGACAAGGTTAAGTTTAACCCGCCATCATCACAGACCGCAGGTTTGTTCCCAGCGTTCGAGCCTAAAGGCGACCTACAGGGCTGGATAGATACGATCAACTTTTATAACCGTGATGGTATGGAGTTACACCAATACATAGTAGGTACGGGGTTCGGCTCTGTACTCATGCCGTTCTCGTCGCTGCATTGTGCCGCCATGCACATACACAGTAAAGAGTCTGGGCTAGGTAAGACGACCGCTATGATTGCGGGGGCATCTATATGGGGTAACCCAGAAGAGTTGATAATCCAAGAGCGGGACACTTACGCCACCAAAATGAACAGAGGAGAGATGTACCATAACTTACCCTTGTACATGGATGAGCTAACTAACTCACACGGTGCGGAGTTGTCAGACCTAGCATATCAATTAACGTCGGGCAGGCAGCGTGGGCGTATGACTAGCGGGGCTAACCAAGAACGCCACAGAGGTGAGGCTTGGCAGTTACTCGCGGTTACTACGGGGAACACTAGCCTTATCGAGCGTATCAGTATGATAAAGAATATGCCGAAAGCTGAGGCACAGAGGGTACTCGAATGCCACGTCAAGAAAGTACACTTTAGTACCAAGGAAGAAACGGATGTATTTAGTAAGTCATTAACGGAACACTACGGGTGGGCGGGCGTACCGTTTGTACAGTACGTAATGAACAACGTAGAAGAAGTTAAGCAGATATGCGCGGATATGCAGGCTCGTGTAGATAGGCTAGCAGGGCTAACAGCGGAAAACCGATTCTGGTCGGTACATGCCGCTATGACTCTAGCAGGGTTGCATATATCAAATAATTTAAAGCTGACTAGCTTCGATCTACCATCGGTGGAGAAGTGGATAATAAACCAGCTACGGGTAAACAAAGCAACGGTGGAAGATATGTCTGTATCTATAGAACAAATGTTAAACGACTACATGAGTGAGCACTTTAACAGTATGATTTGGATTAAGAGTACCGCCAGATCAGGTGGGGAACAAAACAACGGATTAGATTCCCTAGTTATTCCTGACATGATGCCACGTGCTAACAAGTTGGTTGGTAGGTACGAGACTGACTTGAAGCGGGCGTACCTGTTACCTAAACCATTAAAGGAATGGTGCGGTAAGCAACAAATAAATTACACGCAGTTAGTACAAGACTTGAAAGACAAGCTAGGCGCTAAGAAGAAAAAGGTACGCATCACGAAAGGTACGCAGATGCAGCTACCACCGGCGGATTGTATTGTTGTCGATTGTGACGCTAGTGTACCTGAAGAGGTTATGCTTAGTGAATTACATCCTGCGAACGTACGATCTTAACCCTGACGGGGTAAAGGTGGAGGTAAACTGGGGTGCCTTTGTAGTAGGGTCATCCTTGTTTATCCCCTGCATAAATACTGTACTAGCTAAGCGCCAACTGGCTACATACACGCATAGTAAAGGGTGGGCTACTACCTCCAAAACCCGCGAGGAAAGCGGCCTTTTAGGGGTTCGCATTTGGCGGACTTTATGATACATTGGCGGTGATTTTGGTGTTCACTGGCGTTCACTAGCGTTCACTGGTGTCCAGAATCATTCTCCTAGAAGTGTGCTACGTTACACTAGTCCCCCTCCACTGGTGTAACGTAGTTTTAATACAACTGCCAACCTTTATCCCACTCTGCTCTTTGTGTCTCTAACCCATCACGCAATGCAGGGTTTAAAGATACGCCGTTGTTCATTCTAAGGGACTGCTCTTGGTGGCGCTTCATAGAATTCTTAATCGTTTTACCGCTTATGAATACCTTCTTGCCATACGTAGAGGCGTGACGGTTATTAAAGTCCGACATATCTTCGCCTATTTCTCGCACACGAGGCCAATCACCCTTACGAGCTGCGGTGTAATACTTACTTAGTAAGTCAGAACGTTTGTCGGCAATACTCCGCTCAATGCCTTTACTCATCATATTCTGTTCTTGGTTAAACGCGTAATCTCTAGGGGCGAAGCCTAGCACCTGCCCTGCAAGCTCACCGACACTAAAATCATCATATATAACGTCGCCTCTACGGGTTAACGCACCCTCACGGTTGTATCTAACAAGACCTCTCCAACCATTACGGAATGCCGCAGGTAACATACCCTCCATACCACGCTCTAAATTACCTCGACCTAAGTCAGTAACACCACGAGCAAAACCTGCGAACGTGCTCCATGCAGGGCCACCAAGATAGAAGAATATCTCTTCCTCTGGCGAAGCCTCTGGGTTGTATCGGTTAGTTTGTATTAATAACTGCCCAAGAGAAACACGTTTAGACACGTCCGCACCTGAGTACTTAGTGATCGCACCTTTGTACCAACCTTCGCCTATGTTCCTACGTACGTACGAGTCCCAATCTTCCTCTTCGTCATCCATAAACATGTTAGCTACTAGCTTAACTGCGCCGTACAGCGGTATGCCTTGGACACCTGCAAAAAACAACGAGGTAAGATGCACGCCAGCCAACTGCTTAATTGCTACTTTACGTTGTGCCGGGTCAGAGTACGCTACGTAGGCGGACTTAAACATGTTGTAGTACATAGTTAAACCGAAGTTTTTATACATCAACGCAACACTACCAAGGTCAGTCTGCGCTAGTCTAGCGCCTGTTTCCTTAACTGAGCCACCATTAAGTTCCTGTGTCTTGGTTAGTGCTTTATCCGATAAGGCTTGCTTTTCCTCTATCGTAGCTGATCTTCCTTTATCCGTCTCTAACTTACGTAGCGCCAGTAAGTAGGTGGTAGCTAACGTAACTTGTCGGTTGTAGTTCTCCATGTTATGGAAGCCCCATGCACCCATCCGAGTAGCTCTGTCTGAAAGGCTACGCTGCTGCCCCGACTGATCAACGTTAATCTCTGAGCCTATAACAGACTGATCTAGTTGGTTAGCGTCTGCCGCAGCCTGTACTAACGGCTGTATTGATTCCACCATCGCTTTAACTTCGGCATTGGGGAACTCTATGTCGTCACGAAGGTCGTACACATGCGAGTTAGTAGCCTTATCGTACCTAGCAATAAAGTAGTTCTCTAAGCTAGCTTTACCTTCAAACTCTACATCTTCTGTAACGTCATCTTTACGGTTGATTTTACGCTTTAGAGACTTACCTAACTTCTTACCGTCTTTTGTTAGTACCGAACTACTCGCAGTAATAAGTTTACCTGAGTCTTTTATAGCCCTGCCTGTGTTACCTATACCATACTCTGCACTTAGGTAAGGCATAACAAATAAAGGTATCTGTGACCCGTTGACTATCGCGGACGAGGCGTTAAACCCTATTGTGTACATAAATGCAAAACGGTTAGCTGCTTGCGCTTGCGTTTGGTACTCAGTCTTAGGATTTCTAGCGTAGTTAGCGCGCATGTTAAGTTGGTTTACGATGTCAGAAAAAGCATTTACCTTACCCTTACGTTTAGGGTCTTCCTGCATAGCCGACTCTTCTAACTTAGCAAACTCGTTCATCTCACTTTGTAAGGCTATTAAGTTAGAGGTGTTACTTAGACGGGCGATTTGCCTGCCCATGTCGTATGCCTTCCTATTAAACGTATATAGGGCATCAGGGATATACCCTTCGCGGTTCTTACGTTTCCGGATAGACTTGGCGAAAGCTGATTCTGGTAGCGAATCTATGTACAGCTCAAGTATGTTCGCGGATACTTCTTTGTCTACCCCAGCCGCATCTAACTGCGTAAGTATAGTGTTGACAAAAGCTGTAGGGGGCACGACTCCCGTGGCACTTATAGACCCCTTACCAGTTTCGTATGTAAACACTTTTTCCTGTACTACTTCAGGGTCGTTTTCTAACTCTTTAATCCTACGCTGCATGTGGGCATTAGTAGTGAACATCTCTACTTGCGCCTGATCTCGCTCGCTCTTACGGTCAGCCTTTAACTCATACACTAGCTTAAAGTTACCCTCACGTAATAGTGGGAAGTAAACCCCTAGCTCAGTTTTCTCAAACAGTCGTTTGGTCAGCAAGTTCTTCACTTGACCCGCCGATTTCGCATCGGTGCTAGCTTTATCTATGTCGCCAAAGATAGCTTCTTTTAGTCTAACAAATTGGTTTCTGTAAGCCTGACGCATATCGTTGTAGACTTTCTGTCCGTCTGGGCCAAGAGCGTCCCACTCTTTCTTTAGCCTGTTGAACTCGATAAGGTCGTCACCTGTATAGTCACTCGCTTTCTTTTCAGCAACATCAATCTGCTTAGTCGTGGAGCTAAACACAACGTCATTAAAGCGCGTTATCACCTCTTCACTTTGTTTGTCCGCCCACTTAGCGAACTCACCTTTAATTGCGTTAAGATCGTTATCTGATTCTCGTATGGCTGCACGCTGCTTCAAGAAAGCGTCATGTAGCCCTTTAGCCATTTTACCTAGCTTAGCGTTAGCACTGGTGGCTATATCTACCATAGCCAGCATAGGAGCAAGTTCTAATAAGTACGAACCCATCTTACGAGGAGAGCCTGTAATAAAATCTACGGCACTGTCGCCAAACCTAGAACCATCAGCCTTAGTCATGGGCTTAAAGGCTTTCTGTATCTTATCCATGTTGCTCATTGTTTCTTGCACGCCTTCCTTAGTAGACATGTGTGCGAGAGTTACACCGTCCCCTCTACCATCTACTGGTGGCCGTAGTATTTTCACTATAAGGGCATCGGCTTGGGTTAGCGCGTTATTGCCGTATACAGCGCTAGTAGATCGCCCAAGAATACTGTCTAAAAGTCTTTTTACTGCGTTAGCAAAACGTTGCCACGCGCTAAGCGTTAAGTCTTTCTTAGTGTATATCTTAGCCAAGTCACTTTGAAAACTAGGGTTACTAAACGCCTCGGCTACAAACTCAAGTAAATTCTCGCTACCATAAGCTGTGGGTAACTGATCTTTAACTTGTTCGTACAACGCAGTTAACTGTTTAGTAACTGGGTGGCCTTTGTTCTTTAGAGTAGCAACTGTTACGGCATGTGACATTTCATGGAGCAACGTGTGTACAGTAAGCCCTTCTGGGTCAAGAATAATGGTGTTGTCTATACCATCTTTGTTTACAAACAACCCTAAAACTTTATCTCCATCATATTTTTCAGCGGCTACTTTTTGCATAGCCTTAAAGTATTTATATGTAGGGTTCCTAACGCGACCATCGGCAACGAATACTTTAGCGTCCCCTACTTTATTAGAAAATTCACGGGCAATAGATTTTGCTCTAGGTGACATGTTAGGTAGTTCTACTACTCTTTCCAATGCTTCTTTTAACTTGCCCGACCTAAGTAGCGTAAGTATTTCAGGACTCAAGTCTATACCAAGTGCTTCGATGTCTTTACCTATATAAGGAAGGCCGTCTATGTTTAGGTCTAAACCTATTTCTTCCTCAGTAAAGGAGTTCATTTCGTCGTAGACTTCTATCTCTTCTAGTGTGGCTACTACTTCATCTACTTCTTTCTGCACCTTATTTTTCTTAGGTTTAGGAGGTAGGGTAGCAAACTTTTTAAAGCGGTCAGTCATCTGCATATACTTCACGACTTCTCTAGCCGCTACAGTCTTCTGACCTTTACCTTTTTCTGCGCCTTCGTTTAGTTGCTTGAGTAATTCTTTCTCTGCCTTCCCAAACTGCGCTTGATCAAGTACGTCTTCTAGGGCTTCTTTTTTGGCTACCGTACGTTGACGACTTCTGCGCCGTTCTTCTGTAAGGTCATCTGCCTTATCCTTAGTGGTAGGAGGCTTTTCTTTAATCTCTTTTCGTTTCTCCGCCAGCTTCTTGTCGATAAACTTACCGACTTCTGGGGACACGATTTTCTTAACCTCTGCTAACGCCTCAGTAGCGTTACCTGCATTTCGGTTTTTTAGTTGTGCTCTAACATCGGGGTCTAAACTGTCACTTTTATCCACTTGTGTAGCTACGGTTCCCAACACAATGTCGCTAACGGCATTTAGAATCCCATCAACTGGGTCAGGCGCGTTACCAAAGTAGGTGGCTACCTTTTTATTTTCGCTGGCTTTAACCGCTTTCCTGTCTGCATCTGTTACAGGGTTTTTACTGTCAGGAACTTCGTCAACGTAGCCAGTCGTACGAATTTCTTCCATCCGCGCTCCGGCACTACTTAGAGGAGCTACTTCCTTAGCTTTGCGTTTAGCCTTAGCTTTGGGTTTAGCTTTAGCCTTAGCTTTTGTAGTAGCAGGTTTAGGTGTGGTAGTAGTTGTAGCTGGCCCCGGGGCGACCACGTTTGTACCTACAGGAGAAGTTATTTCCACAGGATTACCAAGTTCCACAGCTTTAGGCGCGCCTTTAAACCTTGCTTTAGCCTTAGCTACTGCGTTAGCTAGTGTAGGCTGCTTTGTTTCCGCTCCCACTGTAGTTCCGTCAGGGCCAATACCAGCACTTTCCAATCGTCCAGTTCTAGGTGTTGCAGTTCCGGCGGGCGCTTGAATGTTTTGTTTTTTGCCACCCACGCCTGCTGTATCACTCTGAACGCTAGCTCTATCTCTTGTTGTTCCAGTTGCATTAGTTGCTCCACGTTTCGTGCCTCCTGTTGCCAGTGGGTCACCCGAAGTTTGCTGTAGTTTTTGTAGAGTGCTAACCTCTCGCTGTATAGCGCTAGTTTCGGCTTGCGTAGGCTCAACGGCAGTTATTCCTTTTGCCTTTGCCGCACGTGTAAACTTAGCTGTAAGCCCTTTTACTGGGTCAGCGTAGTCGTTTATTTTTACATCACTTAAAGTTTCGTCAAGTATACCCTTACGTGTTTCGGCGGCTTTCTTCTCTCGCCCTTCTTGCACTCGTCTGTCGGTTGCGGGTAATTCTTTAAGTGCTTCTTCGGCGGTGGCCTCGGCTGCTACACCTGCATCTTCCGCCAATAACGCTTCAACTTCTTTTGTTTCTGTGGCATCTTTTTCTACATCTTCTGCCAATAACGCTTCAATTTCTTTTGTTTGTGCTTCGTCTTTCTTATCCTTGTCTATGACTTCGTCTATATCTACTTGTTTCTTAGCCCGCTCATCCTCTGCGAACATGCCTTCAATTTCTCTTGTCTCTGCCTCGTCCTTTAGCCTAGCGTCAGTCGATGTAATTTTTCCACTAGCTTCGTCTTCTCTTCTCGCGGCAGCGTTGCGCCTGTCTAAACTGGTTTGTGGGAACAACTCTCCTTGCCCGTCTTCGCCAAACAGATCGCCTTGCTCTCGTTCGATGTCTGCTTCACTAATTTCTTCTTGGACATCTTGTACATCCGCCTCTGACTCTGGGCCTGTCTCATCACGTTGTGGCGTAGCACCTCTTCGTCTCCCCGGAAGTACATCTATAAGTAGTTGGTAGATAGCACCCGTTGCACCGCCATATCCGGCAGACGCAGCAGCACCTTCAGTGAGTTCTCTGTCTGGGTTGTAACCTTGCTCGACTAAGTTTTGTGCAGTGTTCTGGGCAAGTTCTTGGAGGGCTTCCACACCACCAGTAGTTCCGGCGCTTCTAGCTCGGTCAAGTAGACCTTTGAGTTCTTTGTCACCACCAAGCATTTTGCTTAGTTTCTCAGCAGTGGGGGCACTAAATTTGCCGACAGCTTTTAGGTAGGGGATGGTTTCTAGTAAACCCGCACCAATAATCATCGGGTTAGTTATTGCGCGGTTACGTTCTGCTTCTGATACACCTGCTTCGCGGGCACGTTCACTCGCTTCGCCGACTTGCGTAGCTACACCAGCGGCGCTACCTGCGGCAATTGCACCTGCGGGGCCAGCGACTGCACCACCTACTAACGTAGCTGCACCTGTACCAAGAATAGAGCCAAGCCCTGAACCTACGTTGTAGGTAATAGAATCTTTGTCTCCACCTTCGGGGGTAAACTTATCTGCTACGGACTGTATCTTCTCACGTGCTTTAAGCTCGGCCTCTTCTTCAAGGACAGTAGATAAGCCTAGGGCAGCAGACTCAATAGTCCCAACAGCACCTGCGCCAAAACCTTTAGCTAAGTTGCTTAAAGCCCCAGATTCTTCTGGCCCCGCCCCCATACCTAAGCGAATCTTATACTCTTCAACAGAGGTTCTAGGCGCTCCGTCTAGCTCAAACAATGCTACTCGTAACATGTCTGAAGAGCGTTTATCCCCTTGTCGGTCTGATACTTCTAAGGCCGCTTCAATATCCGCTCTACTTGCCATAAATACTCTCTACTGTTTTGTTTGATTTTTATCGGCGACTATGCCGTTCACAACCGGACTGTCACTGTAGGGGCCGCCGCTAAGGTTTGTTGGGTTTACTCCCCCTAACTCGTTTAATTTAGCAAGTATACCTGCATACCCAGCTATAACACCATCTGCCGCTGCATCTCTTAAAGCTATCATTGCTGACGTATCCTTCCCTTGCTGCTGCAACATCATTATCGAATCCTCGTAGGCGGCAAATACTGCTTCCTTAGCTTTAAGAATGTTTGCTTGAGCGGTAACGATAAGGGATAACACGTCTTTTCTTTGGGTGGCACTAGCCTTGCCTGCCACAGTTAGTTTATCCATTTCCGCTTGGGCTTCCGCTAGGTTGGCCTCCATCTTTCTAGCTATGGTCTTATCTTTTCGGTCAAGGTCTTCTCGTGCTGCTAACATGTCTTGTTGTGATGCATTACTAAAGCCCGCCACAGCCGCATTTAGTATTGAAGTTCCATTCTTACCTACGTTATCGTACATGCTCATACCTTTATCAGCTATTAGGCGATCCTGCTCTCTACCTTTCTGGCCTAACGATTCAAGCCCAAGCATCTGTCCTTCTCTAGCTTTGGATTGCGCGTTTCTTACTTGCATTTGGGCTTGTATTCCCGAAGCAGCGCCGCCTTTACCCCTACCTACATACGCAGCGAAGGCTTCGTCTTGCCTCGCTTTATCTGCTTTCGGGTCGTATTCCCCGTAAAAGTCCTGACGTGTTTGCCTATCGCGTGCGAAGGCCGCTTCTGTCGCATCTCTTTTATAGTACTTATCAGAGTCTGCACGCGCAGCTTCTTGTTCGGTTTTAAATGGTTGAGGGTTAACTTTACCATCTTCTTTAAGGGCACCAAGCCCTTGTAAGTTTTCCTGTGTTTGGTCTTGTGCTACCGAACCTAGGGCTAGCGGCCCAGCAGATTCACTTGCGTTAGCTTTTGCGGCACCTAAAGCTGCATCGACCTTAGCGTAAGGGTCAACAGGGGGTTGTTGTTGAGCGGCAATACCAGCGGCATCGTCAGCGGCAGCGGCGTCGTCAGCGGCAAACTGAGCATCCTCTAAGCCAAACTGAACGTCTTCATCAGCCATTGCCTTTTCTAATCTAGCATCGTTTTCCTGGTTTTCCTGTTTAGCGACACGTTCTTCTTGTGTCATGTACCGCTTACCGCCACCTTCCTTATCGACTAGTGGCCCAGAACCGTAGTTTGTAAACGCATCAATGGCAGTACCCGCAGTACGAGCATTTGGGTCTACATTTTTAGCGCGGAGTTTTTCGTTTATTGCCGCGTTATCTGCCGAGGGTATTCGGGGTCTGCCATATAGGTCTTCTGCCCCAGCGGCAAAACCATCAAAACCATACTTAGTCTTTAAGAAGTCTACTATTACGCTATTGTTCTTAGAAGCCGCCGCCATAGCTTGCATAACTTGTTGGCTTAACTTACCACCCTGTGATTCCGCATACTTTTCTATTTGAGCGATATTACCTTTCGCAGAGAACCTATCCGCAGCTACATCACCACCTTTAGCAAACTGCGCACGCATAAGTCCACCGGCAGCCGCAGCTACCCCACCCTGCATAGGATTACCTTGTGGCATACCTTGTGGCATACCTTGTGGCATTGGTCGGCCTTGTGGCGTTGGTCGGCCTTGTGGTGCTCCGCCTAGCAGATTACCGATACCAGCTCCTTGTGGCTTAGTAGCCTGAGCAAGCATTTTCTGTTGGGCTTTCTGTTGCTTCTGTTGCTTCTGTTGTAGCACATCCCCAACTTGGCCAGTAACCTCGTTCTTAGTAAGAGCAGTTGCTTTCTCTTCTAGCTGGTCAACAATAGTCTTAGGGTTCTGCTGCTGCGCCAGCATCATCTGGTTCTTAGCAGCTTCTTTTTCACTAGTGATTTTTTGTAACGCTAGAGCGTCAATTAAGTCACTAGGGATATTTCCCATGCTAGGTTGTTTACCCATAGCCTGTTGGAGTTTGCCGGGATTACCCGCGTAAACACCTGCGGTTTTATCCACTGTGTCTAACATTCCTGCTATGCCGTTACCTGTGTATGCCATTGGGCTGCCCTATGTATTAGTTGTATTTACGCTACGTTATCGAGATTAGTGTTTTGGTTAGCCGATGTATCACCTGCATCCGGCTCTGTTTGGTCATCGGGGGCAAATTGATTTTTCCAGAAATCCGTGATTTTATCCGCCCCGTATGTAGTACCAGCGTCAATCAGTCCGGTAAGCACATCAGCGGGGCCACCTGTACCACCAAGTTTTTGGTACATACTGACAATATCCGCGTAGTCACTAGGCTGAGAATAATTATAATTCTGTGCTTCCACAGGTAAGCCTTGTAGTAACGAGCTAATATACTGGTTAGCGTTCCAATCAAAGTCACGCTCTTCTTCAAACTGATCTTTCGCCGCAGCTACAGACTCGGAGTAAATGTCACGCTCTGTCGCACCTAGGTCAGACTGTCGCTGTAAGGCATCTAAACCGAACTGGCGATCTTCCCCGAAAGACTTCTGTGCGTTACCAAACGCTGTGTTGTACCCTTGTGCAGTAATATCAGCCTGCTGCCGCGCCGAATCTCGTTGGAGCATAGCATTCATAATAGCGTTTCGAGAGCCGCCGAATGACCCCGACTGCGCTGCACGTACGTTCTGTTCAGCCATCTGCCTATCAGCTTCTTCTTGTGCTACACGTAGCTGTGGGTCAAGAGAGCCTTGGAGGTAAGGATTCATATAGGCGTCTCTACCTGCTTGGTCTAAAGCCCCAAACGAGCCTAGCCCTGAGCCAGAGGTATCTATGTTAGCGCCAGCGTCAAACGCGGCTTGTTGGTTGCCGGCAATACCGGCGGTTAACGGGCCGGTATAGGCTTGGTAGCCATCATCTACTAGGGCTTCGCCTCTACCAATCATGCCAGTAACAGTATCACCTACCCAGTTGGATAGAGATGATTCCGCGCCTGTCTGCTTACCTAGCCCAGAATTATCGGTAACATTGATTTTTGGATCAACCCCCTGAGTAGCGTTACCCGTATCAACAACAGGATCGTCAGAATTAGCAGGAGCAGGATCAGCAGGAGCAGGATCAGCAGTGTTTCCATCACCGGTATTCATCTGCTGGACGTTAATAGGCTCGGCAGTTAAACCACCCTCTACAAACTTTTTGACTGCGCCGCCATGCGCATATGCGTTAGCTATACCACCTTGGGCCAGAACTTTCTTAGCGTCAATTTGTTCGCCTTGTTTTGGGTTACCCGTGCGTGTTTCGCGTACATTAGACATCATATCGTCTAACACCTTAGCACCTGCGTTAGAGCTACCGTTACCTAAGTGGCTTACAACATCCGCAGGAATAACAAACTCACCGTCACTCAAGGCAGCGGGTTGTACTCCATCTATATTAGAAGGTACTTTGTCAGCCATACCGTCTGTCATACCGTTTAGATAACGACCACCAGCTAACTGCTGTACTCCGCCGCCCATGTTAAAGTTGGCGGAATCTTCTTCTTTTTTAGCATAAGGGGAAGCAGCTATACCGCCCATGTTGTACTTGCTAACCTTACCACCGGCAGCCATATAGGGGCTGTAGCCCTCAGAAAACCCTCTAGCTTGGTTTGCTGCGATACCCGAAGCTACGTCTTGGTTAGAGTAGTCTTGAGCCATATTTTCTATAGCCCGACCCTCGTCCGTGTAGTTATTACCGTACACTTGGGGGTTTTCACCGGCGGTAGATAAGTACCCTTCTTCGGTGTAAGTCAGATTCTCGTCTTGGTCTTCTTTAGCTATTTGCCCACCTTCATAGTCTATGGTGGGTTTCGTGTATATGGTTGTATCGTCTTCGTACAATGTTTGGGGAGTAGACTCAATACCACTATCCCCACCTGCGTCTCTAAGATACCGAGTGTCAGAAAAGTAGCGTCTACCCATTGCGCCGGGCCTAACAGCACCACGATTTTGCGCATCGGTATAGTTAACCCGCTCCATAATTTTTTTATAGTCGGGCACAGACCCTTGGTATCCTGAACGCTTAATCTCTTCGTCAGTAAACCCAGACTTGTTTATAAAGTACGAAGCGGCCAGAGCTTTAGCGTCTGAGCCTTGTTCTGACTTTAACCAGCCCCCTACTTTTTCTTTCGTAGTATCCCACCAACTTACGTCAGTTGTATCTGTTTCGGCCATGGTTATATACCTAGTAGTTTCATTAATTCGTCGGTTTCATCCTCAATCAGACCGCCTTCGGCAGCGGCTCTAAGAGGAAGTTGTTGTGTTGCTGCCATTTCATCCTGTTTCGCTCTAGCGTAAGGACTTTGGTACAGCCCCCGTTGCTTATCAGTAGCAAAAGGACTATCGCCATATACATCGTACATATACTCAATGTTCGCAAGCTCTTGAGGAGTTTCTACACTAACTTGGCTCATAGCCTGCACTTGCTGCATTAGGTCACCGTATTCCTCTTTTTCAGCGTTTGCTCTATCGAGGGCTATCTGGGTATTTATGTCCGTTTGTATCTGGGTATTTATGTCGTTCTGCGTATCAAGGTCTTGTTGTCGCTTACGTTCCGCTTCTATGGCAGCTTGTTCTTGTGTGTAAGTATTTTGGTCGAATATATCATAAAAACCAGTGGTAGCAAACAGTGAATCCGTAGCTAATTCACCTCCGTAAGTACCATAGTCCCCAGTTTGCACCGCAGTCAATAGGTCTATATCTGTCTGGTCTATAACCCCATCTGCGTTTACATCGTACTTTATCTCATTCTCAGCGTAGTTAGGGGCGTCTTCCCAAGGAACTGCATTGTAATTATCAATTATGCCGGTAACGGCGATAATATCATCCTCGGTAACTTCTGTACCTCTTTTACCTACTACAGCGCCGATTGCGTCCAACTCTGTCGAATCTACTGTGTCCATGTCCCCTATGTAGCCATAGATCGCATCGATAGCGAGCGTCACCTCGTCATTGATACCTTCTCCTGACTGAGCGTATAAGCCTGTCGCAGGGGAGGACTCATCAATATCTGGTGTAGATAGGTCGTCTTCTACCGCAGCGTTACCTATTATTTCTTGGAGCGCAGTTATGGCTTCATCTGAAGACCCACCATTAGCAGCTAAGTCGTCTATTAAATCGTATAAGTCAGCTAGCTTACCTTCGTTTGTACTAACACGAGTGGTTAGCGCGTCTAAACTTGATCCAAGGCCAGATAAATCGTCAGCGTTAGTGTCAATCTGATCTTGTAAAGCCTCTACACTTATACCCAGTGCATCCGCTGCTGCTAGCATAGCATCGGATTTAGCCTGCGCTGTATCTACACCAAACGCATCTATAGCATCGGCTAGTGCTTGTTGTAGAGCTGCTATCTCATCTTCGTTAAGCCCTACACGAGAGGTTAACCCATCTACATTTAGGCCAAGGCTAGATAAATTGTCAGCGTTAGTGTCAATCTGATCTTGTAAAGCCTCTACACTTATACCCAGTGTATTCGCCGCTGATTGTATAGCATCGGCTTTAGCCTGCGCTGTATCTACACCAAACGCATCTATAGCATCGGCTAGTGCTTGTTGTAGAGCTGCTATCTCATCTTCGTTAAGCCCTACACGAGAGGTTAACCCATCTACATTTAGGCCAAGGCTAGATAAATTGTCAGCGTTAGTGTCAATCTGATCTTGTAAAGCCTCTACACTTATACCCAGTGTATTCGCCGCTGATTGTATAGCATCGGCTTTAGCCTGCGCTGTATCTACACCAAACGCATCTATAGCATCGGCTAGTGCTTGTTGTAGAGCTGCTATCTCATCTTCGTTAAGCCCTACACGAGAGGTTAACCCATCTACATTTAGGCCAAGGCTAGACAAGGCATCGCTGTTGTCCCCAATTAACTTCTCTAATGCCTCTTTAGTAAGCCCTAACGCAGTGGCAGCGTCTTCCTTAGCCTGAGCTATGTCTCCAGCGTTCTCCCCTATGGCAAGGTCTAACGCAGCCTTTAAGTTGGAGATTTGCGTATCCGTATAGAGGTTAGCTGTGGTAAGCGTAGTCTGTAGGTCGGCAGTAAACTTACTAGTATTAGCGGTAATTAAGCCTCGGAGCGTGCTGTCTGTAAGCCCTAAATCGCTAGCAACTTTGCTTATAGCTTGGTCTATAGACCCGCCACCAGCTAACGCACCTGTTAACTTAGCCTCTAAAGAAGTTACAGTCTCTGCAAGCCCTGAAACTTCCCCAACTAAAGTGTCGTAGTTAGCCTGTTGAGCCGCATCTACTGCGCCTTGCAAGTCACCTTGAGGGTTGAGCCCCATAAACTGATCTATTTCAGCTTGGGTAGGAGTGTACCCACCATACGCAGCTTTTACCTCGGCCTCTGTGACAGTAGCAGCGTCTACTCTGCTGGCTAAATCGGCGGGGGTGTACTGGCCCGCTAATCCAAGACCTAATAGCTGGTCGTCAGTTATTACGTACTCACCATTATTGTCTACTTCGTATGCGTCTACCCCTGCTATTTTATCTAGCTCAACCCGGGCATCTTCCGCTACTACGTAGTTGTTCCCTACGTGAGTTTGTACTAGACCCGCTAACGTGCTGTCGTCTATAACTCCTGTAGGTATGCCCGCATTAGCAGGGTCAAAATAGGCGTACTTACCAAACTCAGCGTTTACCTCCTCCTGCGTGGTTATGTATTGGTCTATTAACGGGTCTTCTACGTTATCGACTAACGCACCCTGCATGGCGGGAGTGCCTGCCGCGCCTTTGTTTACCGTTAAAGCAGTGACTAGTGACGCGTACGCTGTCGTGTTAGATGGGGTTATACCCTGAGCTGCTAAAGCATCTTTTGCTTGTTGCGTAGTAAACTGCCTGTCAGCTATCCACGCGTCACGTCCGGCGGAGTCTAAATTCTCAACTGCGGCTATATCGGCGTTGCTAGCTGCCGTCCACCCTTTGCCAAGTAAGTCTGTAGCAACTTGTTTCTGTGCGGTAGTCCTAGTAGCGTTCTGGAACGAGGAGGTTATAGTGTTTAGCCCCGTCCTGTCGTTCCAATCAATAGAGCTAGAGTCAAAGTTATTTATATCCGATTGGTCATACCCTTTGCTAAGTAGGTGGGCCTCAATGTCAGCTCTAGTAAGTACGTTATCCGTTATCTCTTTAGACAGCCCAGACTGGGCAACATTCTTACCTTGAGTAAACCCTGCGGCGAGTAATTCACTATCTGTATACCCTGTTTTTGGGTCACCATTTGCGTTGTAAAGAGTGCTTTCATTTACGCCTAACTCCGCCGCTAACCTAGCGCGAATCTCGTTGTAAGTAACTTCATTCTCGTTACGGTACGTCGCCGTTATGGACTCTGTGGTGTCTGCGTTAAACCCTAGCGACCCACCAAAAATATCCGAAGTGTTAGGAACCGCAAAGCCTTCGCCTTGTAAATAAGCATTTATTTCAGCTTCACTTACAGTAGCGTCATCTAAACGGTCAGTTAGGCTGGGAGTAGTTGCTCCATTAGTATACGTGAAGCCATCTTGCCAATAGTTACCTGTGTACGCACTGAGGTCTAACCCCTCAGAAATTGCCTGCCCTACTGCCGCTGCATCTGCAAACCCGAAGTCCGTTGGGTTAGTAATCATAGCTGCCATTACTTCGTCTTGAGTAACAGTAGTCTCGTTGTAGAGGTCTAGTGCATCACCAGTTAAGTTGGCTATATCTTCGGGTAGTACTGTAGCTTCGTTACCCACACCAACTAGTCGGCTAGCTATATTACCACTAGGTATCCACCCCTCGCCGTACCCAAGAACATCTCTAAAGTAAGCGTTAGCTTCGTCTCCAGTAACAGTGCCTTCTTCAAACGCAGTTCTTTGCTCACCGTCTGTGGCGTACGCGCCTGTTTTTACTAGGTCAAATGCTCCAGCGTATTTAGCTTCTAAGTCTTCTATAGACAAGCCTACATCTGCTGGGAACGCAGCGCGTAGATCGTCAGCTACTTCACTTCTGGTGTAGCGCCTAGCGTCTATGTCGCGTTGTATTGCTTGTTTTCTTTGGTCGGCGTTTAGCCCTTCAAACCCTGCTCTACCTCGTCCAGTGGAGAACCACGATATAAGTCCCGCACGCGCTGCTTCGGTATACGCTCCACCGTCTTGGGTAGCATCGTCCATTGCAGCTTCTATGTCGGCTCGCATTGACGCTACTGCTTCTGCTTCTACACGCTCTGCTTCTACACGTGCATCTCGTTGTGTTATGGTTTCATTAGCTGTTTGGTAACCAGATGTAGTTGTACCTAGGTCAATGTCTAAACCTGTACCTGCAAACGCAAGTAATTCTTCGTTGGTCAAACCCGTAGTATCGTAGTCTAGTCCGTCTAAATACGACTTAACATCGGCGGCGTTAGTTATATCGCCTTGTAGCTTAGTTTTACCCGCTGAATCAGCGTTTGCATCACCGTTTAACTGTACTATCTGGTCTAGGTAAGCACCGTAAATCTCTTCGTCTATATTGTTAGAACTTATACCTAATTCACGACCTAGGTCAGCTTTAGCCTCTGCACGTGTGTACTGCCTAGGGGCTAAGTATGTGTCTACTCCACCTTTTATTCCTGTGTCAGGTTTGTTTTTCCCAGTAAACGCATCGTAGTTAAAGTCCTCTGGTACGGTAAACCCTTTAGCTTCTAAGGCAAGTTTAACCTCAGCTTCAGTAACGGTATTAGCGTCACGCCATGCTTTAGTAGCTGTATCTAAGTTTGCTTGCGGTTTCTTACCCGTATACTGTGAGTAATCAAAGCCTTCTGGTACAACAAAATCCTGATCTTCTAACGACTTCTTAACTTCAGCTTGAGTAACAGTATTGTCGTCTACGTATTGAGTTATACCTGTATTGTTGTTTAGGTAAGCGGTAATCTCTGCTTCGCTAGGGTTATAGTCACCAAACGCAGTTATAGTATCTTGTCGTTTTTTGGCCGCCGCTGCTTCTGCTTCTACACGTGCATCTCGTTGCGTTATGGTTTCATTAGCTGCTTGGTAACCGGCTGTATCTGCATCAAGGTCAATGTCTAAACCTGTACCTGCAAACGCAAGTAAATCTTCGTTGGTCAAACCCGAAGTATCGTAGTCTAGTCCGTCTAGGTACGACTTAACATCGGCGGCGTTAGTTATTTGCTCCTGTACTTGTAAATCACCTTGCGTGTTAGTCCTAGCGCCGGTCATGTCTACCATACCGTCTAGGTAATTTTCGTACGTTACTAAGTCATCGGCAGTAAGTGCTCTACCTAACTCGGTAGCCAAAGCTGCTTCCGCATCACCACGTGTGTACTGTAGGGGAGATAGGTATTGATAAACTTCGGTAGCTAAATCAGTACTATCTTTATTCTTACCTGTGAACTGGGTAACGTCAAAGCCTTCAGGTATAACGTACCCTTGACCTTGTAAAGACGCTATAGCTTCAGCTTCGGTAGTGGTGTTGTCGCCGCGCCAACTTTGGGTAGCAGCGTCCAAACCCGATTCAGGTTTTTTGCCCGTAAACGCCGAGTAGTCAAAGTCAGCAGGTACGTTAAACCCTTGAATTGCTAACCTAGCCTTAACCTCAGCTTCGGTAATAGTGTTAGCCTCACGCCAATTCGCAGTTTTTGCGGGTAAGCCCGTCTGGTCATACTTACCAATAAACGGCGTGTAGTCAAAGTCAGCAGGTACAGTAAACCCTTCAGCTTCTAAAGCACTTTTAACCTCAGCTTCAGTAACAGTGTTAGCGTCGCGCCAACTCTTAGTGGCGTTGTTTAGCCCTGATTCAGGCTTCTGCCCAATAAACGGCGTGTAGTCAAAGTTAGTAGGTACAGTAAACCCTTGATCTGTTAATGACTTCCTAACCTCAGCTTCGGTAATAGTGTTAGCGCCTGCGTAAGTTTTTGCAGTGGCCTCTAATCCTGAGTCAGCTTTGTTTTTACCAATAAACGGCGTGTAGTCAAAGTCAGCAGGTACAGTAAACCCTTCAGCTTCTAAAGCACTTTTAACCTCAGCTTCAGTAACAGTGTTAGCGTTGCGCCAACTCTTAGTGGCGTTGTTTATTCCTGAGTCAGCTTTGTTTTTACCAATAAACGGCGTGTAGTCAAAGTTAGCAGGTACAGTAAACCCGGCAGCCTGTAACGCACTTTCAACCTCAGCTTCAGTAACAGTGTTAGCGTCGCGCCAACTCTTAGTGGCGTTGTTTAGCCCTGATTCAAGCTTCTGCCCAACAAACGGCGTGTAGTCAAAGTTAGTAGGTACAGTAAACCCTTCAGCTTCTAAAGCACTTTTAACCTCAGCCTCGGTAACAGTGTTAGCGTCTACGTAATTGTCTATGCCAGCAGGGTTGTTTAAGAAGTCGGTAATCTCCTGCTCGCTAGGGTTATAGTCCCCAAACGCGCTTTCTGTATCGGCACGTTTTACTCCAGTTGTGTAATCTCCAAGTAAACCGTCTTTAGCAGTTGAGTTAGTACCTACAGTAATGCCACTTGCTAGTGCCGCTGCTACGGCGGCATCCATACCGTTATCTACTGTCCTAAACTTAAGTTTACCACGTAGCCAGTACGCCTCTTGCGTGTCTCTGGCTATCCCCAACTGGTCGTGCAGTGCGTCCTCAAGCTCTTGCTGGGTAAGCTCAAACCTACCCGCGTCGTTTCTCAAGCTCGCAAGGTTTAGTAAAGAGTCCCCAGAGGAAGCATTGTTAATGTCATTAACATACTGTTTGTATATGTCAGAATTTTTGTCTGACAGTATGCCGTCTAACTCTGCTAAAGATGCCGTTTTTTGGTTTGCGAGTACTGCTGCCGCACGCGCTTGCGTATTGGCTGGTGAGTTGTATTCTTGGTCTTTTATAGTGCGTATAGCACTGGCTTCTCCAGCCGAGCCGTCCCATGTAACATTTGATCCAGTGACTATCGCATCAATGTCTTCAGTAGTAAATGCGTACCCCGGGTAGTGCTCGGCGTAAAACGCTTCCGCTTCTTCCCTAGTAACTACCTCGGCGTTTATCGCGCTACCGTAAAGATTTTGTACTTCTGATTCAGTCAGGCCCACTACAGCCGCAGCTACGTTAGGGTTAGCCGCCACATAGTTGTCGGCTTGTTCTTTAGTCCAACCGTTAGCTTGAAACAACTCAGACACTTCATCCGCGTCTAATACCGCTAGGTCGGCAACTGGCTCTGCACGAGCGGTTATAGCCGTAGCTTTATCGTCTTCTACATACTGCCCCAGATACTGATTCATCTCGCTTGCTTGGTCTAAAGTAAGCGTTATCCCTTTCCCAGCGGCGGCGTCTACTAGGTCTTGTGCTGTTATTACAAGAGGTTCTACGTACGTAGTTATGTCGTCACTAAATGATGTATTAGGGTCGTTGGCTGCGGTGAACTGTGTTATCTCATCAAAACTTGGGGTGTACCCAGATTTTGCGAACTCCTCCACTACTTCGGCGCTGCTGTTATAATTTGCATCGTCTACTTCGTTGAGTAGGTTTACCGCTGTGGTACCTGTTACTCCTACATCGTCTAGGAAAAGCTCAAGCTGCTGTGCGCCTGCTGGGGTCTTTGGTGTATTGTTAAACGCGTAGTTTACTTGGGGGCTACTATTTAATAGTAAGTGGGTGTTTGGGTCTACCGATTCATTGGTAGTCGTGCCGTTAAAGCTATCGCGCATTGAAAACCCGTCACCTTGGGTAACGCCGTCAGGATCGTAACTAACTTTAGTGTTATAGTTGGCTAACGGCCCTTGCCCAAGCGTGTATATAGTACCTACAGTACCAGTAGATATTATTGGGCTTAGGAACGCCGCCATCCATACATCCGGCGCTACGTCGTATTCTTTGTTTACATTAGCTACTATAAGCGAACCTAAGTGCGCCGTTGTCAGTGTCTCTTCAACAGTTTCCGACACTGCTTCCCCAACTATTACGTCAACCCCGTTGTCCACTCTGTCCATAAGTTCTTCTGTGGCGCTAGTAAACGAAGCGTTACCCTTGTCTCCAAACAAAAACTTTTCCAACTTCGCCCCGCCAAAACCCATACTAAAAGCGGTTAGTACCCCTGCGGTAATAGAGTTCTTAAACGCTAAATCATCCGCCATCATCTTAGACATGGCTTTTATTTCATCAGGTTGGTATAAAGGTACCTCTACTGGCTCGTCGTTTACGTACGTCGTGTACGTCTGCTTTGATAATTCTTTAAAAGACTCGTTGTAAACTTGGTCGTAAGCCCCATCAAACGTTTCAGACATAGCCACTAACACTTCAGAACCTAGCGCTGCCGTCAGTCCTACCCCTGCAATTATGGCCGCACCGGCAGCGGCGGATAAGCCAGCAACACCAACAACAGGGGCGGCAATAGTAGTGGCTCCAGCACCCACTAACCAAGGTAGCCCTTCTTGAAATATCTCTCCCCCTACCATATCCATTAAGAATACAGACGGGCGGTTTTCTAATGTGCCAAGTATCTTACGTGCAGTACCTTCCGCATTACCCATACCCTCTGGTATAGGGGCGCCCATAAGAGCGTCGTTCTCGGCTCTAGCGTCTTTGTAGCCCTGCGTGTGCATCTCTGCACCTAGCCCTTGCCACTTCTTAGCCCACTCAGTTACTTCTGGGTTTACGTCCATACCAATAAATCTTTGTACACCATTTACGGTGTTTACTACCCCTGCGCCCCATTCGACGAGGTTAGCGATGTCATCTTCAAACGCATCTTTTCGCTCTTGTGACCCCGGGATGGCATCGAGTACATCCTGCTTTAACTCTTCCCGCTTTGTACTCATCCACACGGCCATGTCTATATAGCCAGCCATGCCGTTTCTTTGTAGGTCATCTACTATGGCGGCCCTTTCAGCCGTTACTATGACTTCATTCATTTCCATTAGGTTATTTACAAAGTCTATTGGGTCTTCTGAACGTAGGGTGACGAAGTCAGTGGCACCCGTGTTAATAGGAACGATACCTTTGTTGGCATCCCATATAGTTACTGGGGCGGCGTCTCCAGCTTTTTTAACCCACTCAAACTCGTTGGTTACTACATTAAATCTTTTATCCGCGTTGCCCGCTATAACATCCGACCAAGAGGTATCCCCACCTAGAACTGTTGTCGATACGCTAAGGTCTTCGTTAGCTGCTCGGTCTAAGTTTGTAAAATCGACGTTGGGGTTATCGGCAGCTATAGTATCGGAGTATTCATACACCTCGCCATCTCTATGAAGAGCCTCATACCTGCCAAACCCGCCCGCCGCAGCTATACTACCTTCGTCATTAACCCCGTCTGAATACTGCGCTGCTAAATCCCAAGCCGCGTTGTCGTTGCTGTCAGGTATTGTATAGGTGCGATAAAAGTTCTCCCCTATGAATGCACTACGATTTGCTTCAAACAAGCCATCATAAAGTTCATTCCTTGTCATCCGTGCGTGCTGTTCTTCGGTTAGCGGGCCTTCATAATCACGCCACCCATTATTCGCACTTTGTTTAATTATACTGTCTGCTCTTTCCTTGGCGTAAGCATCAGCATAATAGTTAGCTATTGCGTTCCTATCCCCCGTAGCTAGTACATCGTCTAGCTCGCTTATTTTTGGTGCCCTTACATACGTATCTACCACCTCTTTCGGTACGGCGGGCTGTCCTGCTTTACCTTTTATAAGGTCTGAATACGTCTGTGAAAACATTGTAGTATTGTTACTAGAAGGTTTATCCGCGTATACAATTACCTCTCCCAATATCTGCGATGCTGTGTCGAGCACTTCTTTTTCTTCCATGACTGCGGCAGCGGCGTTGTTAGTGGCAAGCCCCGCTTTAGACCCCATAGATAAGTAATGGTCGTAACCATCTTCTAGGGGTATATTGTTTATTTCAGCGTACTCTCCAAGAACAAAATTTGAATCCATTGCTGTAACGAATACCTTAGATATTTCGTCGTTTATAGGGTTAAAGTTGTTGTTTACTTCCTCCGAGGACGTTTCTAAATCACCCAAGTAGTCAGTTAAGTCTAGGTTTAGTTGATCCCACTGCTCGTATAGTGGAGCTAACTGTGTGTTTAAATTTTCTAGTGTTGTTCTGTTATCCTCTAAATAACCGTTGTAGTCGCCATATGTATCGTTTAAGTCCTCAGACAACGCACTAATAGCCCTATTATCGTAAAAATCTTGCTGCCGTTCCCACTGAGCTACGTCCAAGGCACGGCGCTCGTCGCCTTGCTTGCCGTTGGTCATTTCTAAACCCACATCGCCGTCGTGAAGTTGCCACCAACTTCTATCTTGGCCAGTAATATACCACTCAATTGCGAGTGGTACATTATACTCAGCGACGTCTCGTCTCGCTCTATAATCGCCATCACTGCCGCTGTAATAACCATTACCGCTATCTTTTAGATTTTGTACCTCAGAATCAAAAAGAGCCTCTGTAAAAGTCTGTCCCCCTCCATCTGGGTTAAACACCATTTCGTTTCGCTTGGACATGAGGTCATCCCCTTGCCTGTACCCACTGGTACCACGTTTGAACGACCAACCCGGCTCGTTGGCATTTTGCGCTAGTTCAGCGAAACTGTATCCCGTTACGTTATCCCCAGAGCCAGTCGTAAACGCAGGCGCCTGAAAGTTTTCTAAGCTAATGTTATACTTTCTTCCATACTCATCTAGGGTATCAGCTATGGCTTTAGCTTGGTTTTGTAGCCCTTCTATAGACCCTGTCCACAAGTTCCCCAAAGAGTCTATAGTGTCACTTACTGCACCAAAGTCTCCCGTTAATACGTCGAGAGCGTTGTCTAATACGTCCCCTAGGAGAGAGTCTCCTATAGCTTTGTTTAATTCTTGTGCGCCAAAACCTTTTATTGTTTCTAACAATACGCGAGCGGCGTCGTCCCCAGTGCCTCCGGCAAGAGCTACGGTAGCTGTTCGCTGTATACTAGTGGTTAAGAAAGATAATTGTCTGTCTGATATGTCCCCAGTTATAAACTCGGGTACTTTGCCCAACACGCTACTAACTGCTTCAGTGGTTATAAGCGCCTTGCTAACAGCTTCGGCGTAGAGTGCAGGGGTAATCTCTTCCCCTTGTAATTCGGCGGTAAGCCCTGCGCTTATTACATTAAGAGCCGCTTGGGGTAGAGGGTAGTTTTTACCTTCTAAATCTTTAAATGCAAGCCCTATACGCTCGTCTATCTCTCCTAGAGCAATACTAGCTAACTCTTCAGTGCTAACAGACAGGACGCCACCAACGAACGCATCAGCGCCACTTTCCCCTAGTACAAGTGCGTTAACTCCACGCTCCGTGCCTTCTACTAACGACGCAGCTACAACATCATTATAGTATTGGTCTGGGACATACTCGGCGTATTTCGCATCTACAAACCCAGCGGTTTTCGTGCCAAGATATTGAGCCGAATATCCTACCGCTACACTCTTTAATACATCTTCCCAGTCCCCCCCGGCGTCAATTACAGCAGCACCGTTCATTAGAGGTATAAGCCACCCCTGACCTGTAGATATTAGTACAGCTTCGGCCACGAATTTTATGGGGTCTTGAAGAATACCGTTAACTACGTCTTTTTGAAACTCATACACAGGTTCCCAAACTTCGTCGTCAAACCATCTACCGACCTCTTCTAGGTCATCTTCAAACCCGCCGTGGAACACGAAGTCTTCCAGATCTTTACCCCAATCAGATACATTGTCCCAAGTGTCTTCCCATATGCTCGTTAGTCCGCCCATTATACTTTCTTACCTTTATTTTTTATGGGGGCATCGGATAACGCCACTAGAGCTACGTATTGTGTTTTTCCGTTGTCTCCAACGTTAATACCTACACCCTTGGGTTTTAATTGGTTATATACTTTACGAAACGCATTTTCGTAGTTTGGGTCACTAAAACGTACTTCGTAATACCTAACTCCAATCTTTTGTATATGGGCTAGGTAGTCTGTTATGTTTTTAGGTAAGTTAGTAGAGGTGTCTATGCTATACATAGTACCTTTCATCTTATCTTGGTGTTTGCCTTCCGCTCTTGTAGATATAAACGCGGTGTTCCCCGACTGGACTATTTCTGTATTTGGGGCAGCAGCTAACGACGCTATGTAAGCTAGATATTTTGGGTCTTGTCCTTCCAACACCGATGCAATAATCTCGGGGCCAGACAATAACTTTTCTTGCCTACTTATCTGTTGCATACTGCGCTCCTAGTTAAGGTCAACAAAACTGCCATTGGCATATAGTTTTAGCTTATGGTCATCGGTGTCGTAGTATACCTGCCCATTTGCTGGAGAGCTAGGAGCAGCACTCTGCGCTGGGAACTGAACTCCGCCGTTAAGTGGCTGTGTCACTAGATCACCAAGTTGCTGTGCGCCAGCTACAACTTTACTATACCTTAAATTACCGTCTTCAGAGCCGTCAGACGCATCGCCTATTTCTGTATATACACTGGCGTACAAGATTTTCTCTGGGCCACCCGATGAGAAGCCACGGTCGTTACTACCGTAAAACTCTATTTTCCCTAAGTCTTCTCCATCTGCTCCGTTAGATTGAGAACGATAGAGTTCAATAATAGGACTAGCGTCAGCACTATTTTCATTATTTCTTATAACAAGGTCAGCACTTGTACTATTGCTAGTAATAGTTAAAGGGGCAGTTTTTACTTGCACGCCCGTATTATCTATTATTACTGCCTGTGCAGTTGAACCTGCTTGTGTAGTCTCAACTATAAACCTACCATCTTCTGAACCGGCAGTTGAATCTACGATTTCTCCGTAAATAGTAGCATACTGGATTTGCTGAGGGCCACCACTAGACAAACCACGGTCATTAGCACCGAAGAACTGTATTTCCCCTATCTCGTCACCATCATTACCGCCACTAGAACCGTGTGCCCGGTTTAACTTGATAATAGGGCTAGCATCGGCACTACTTGCTTCATTATTGGTTATTACTAAGTCAGCGTTTGTATCGCTACTTGTTATAGTTAAAGGGGCAGCAGCAGTAACGTCACCTGTAACAGTAAGGTCACCATTAACAGTAGTGTCGCCAGCGGTGAATGCTACGGAAGAATTTGTAACCGCTAAAGTACCGCTTGTAAGGTCTGGGAGATATATATCGTAAGCACCATTAGCTACAGTAGCATTTGGAGTGGCGTTTAACTTAAATGATTTTTGAGCCGCATTGGGACTGAAAAACTGCATATACCCATTACTGTATGACATTAAGATAGGATTGCCATAACCCATTTGCAGACCGTAAGAGAATAGGCTCATCGCTGGGTCTTCTTGACCACCACCATGGCCTAACTTAAATTTAAGAGCACCTTGTTCGTTACCATCAACGGGGTACTCTGTTTCGGCGTAAATTCCAGCGTATTCAAATTTTTCTGGCGTACTAGCGTTATTATTGGTACCAAAGAATTTTACCGCCCCTATTTCAGAACCACTTGCCGCAGGTGTAGGACTATCTCGAAATAGTTCTATACTTGGATTTTCAGTAGTGCTGTTTGGGTCTATGCTTGTGAGTTTTAATGTATTGGAATTGACGTTAAGTTCGCCATTAATTGTAGTAGCGCCAGCAGTAACCCCACCAGTAACAGTAAGGTCACCATTGATAGTAGTGTCGCCTAGGTCTTGACGCAAGTGCTCATCTAGCTGGTTAAAGTACAAACGCAGGACGCTAAACGTGCGTTGGTACAGGCTCTGATTGTACTGTGCAGGCGGTATCGGCAGGGCTGGGGACTTAAACTTGACGTTATTAGCCATTATCGTCTTCCGTCTGGGCGCATATCAATTCGGGGATACCCGAGCTGCCACTTAACACCAAGGTCAGTAGACTCGACTTTTAGCGACATTTGTCTGCCACGTAGGCGCATGTTTAGGTGTGTGGTGTAAGGTTCTACAGTAATTGTAGCCCCCTGTACTACTGTGCCTGTATTACTGCCACCTTCTGACGTTGGAGTGTTATATCCAGAACCTGAGCTATCTAACGGGTTTAACGTCATATCTACGCTAGGAGCGCCGGATGTAGACCCTTGGAAGGTAATATCGGGCAGCATACGCCATACAAACGCGAATTGGTGCCCGTCTTGTAGATCAAACTCAGAAGACGTAATAGAGGCAGTTATGGCCGTTGTAGTGGTAGTTTCGCTATCATCCACGCCAATTTCGTGGTCTACGAGGTTTTTAGTGTATGTAGCAGCTAATGGTAAGCTACGTATGCCCGAGTTCTCCCACGCAGTACGCGCCATAGTGCCGTGATACCACAGGTTTTCTAAGTAGTTATAGGTTACGTATAGGTCGTTGGTTGTACTGCCCGCGCTAGGGTAAAACCACCAAATTTCGTTAAACTCTTCGTTGGTGCCAGAAACTATTTGTTGGGCTTGTGTAGTCTCAAAGCTCTCAAATACGTGCCTATGTAGCGTGCAGGGTAGTGGTTTTACGTTACCATCATAGGTATAAAACTTGTCTTTACCCATCCAAAACGCTATACCGTTAGCATATGATACGGCGTTTGGACTAGCTATAGACACGTTTTCACCTACTATTTGCGCACCCCAGCCCTCTAAACCAAGCAATTGTAGTGCGTATAAAGCGGCATCTGTCCAAATAAGTATCTCTTGGCGGGCTTGTATACCCGTTATAATCTCACCACCCCTAGATAGTTTTAGGCTGCCAGCTACGTTCGTAGTAGTAGGCGCCCAGTCCCCAGCGTCTTCTTGGTCTGACCAACGTACTAGTAGTGGGTCTAATGTGTTTGTAGTGTCTAAATACGCTGTCGTACCTAAACAGAACACGAACCGGCTAATGTCTGATACCAGTACCCTGTTAGCCTTAGCGGGCACACTAAGTGAGTTTACTCTACTAGACAACAAGACAGCACGTGTAGTTAAGGTATTTGCGCCGTCCCAATAGAATAGTGGCCCACCCCTAAAGTTAGTAATTATGTCTTCACCAAAGTTAGCTTGGCTCCACAAACGTATAGTAGCTTCGGTGGTAAGGCCAGTGCTCCATAACCCGCCTCCGTAGTATCCTGCGCCCCAACCAGCCTGAGCAGTTTGTATTTCAGCGCCTGAGTTTATCTGGTAAGTAGCTACTACAGAACTACCCCCGCCGAAGCCGTCACCTGTTGCGGGGTCATTACTAGCCGTAGTGTCAATTGTATAAGAATCAACAAAGGAAAAGGTTAGAACAGCCCCGGTAGATATGGTCTTAGATGTACCTATTGTAACAATAGTGTCATCTTCGCTACCCGCTACGCCAGTTACACGCTCACTAATAGCTGTACCATCAGTTTCCGCGCCAGTCATTAGCATACCTATTGATATGGCAGAAGCAGCGCCGGTAATAGTATTTATTTCTACAGTAGCATCGCTGGAGCCATCTGCCACAGCTTTAGTTTCGGCTAGGTTGTAGGATATTTGGTATTCTTTGTTTATTACACCGGCTGCTATACCGTTAGTAGCACCTGCACCAGAAAATGTAACGAAATCGTTGTTTTTATACCCAAGGTTGGCGTCTATAACTCGAATAATAAAGTGAGTAGCCGCGCTAGTATCGTCGGTAAGTAGTGGGTTTGCCCCTAGAGTTATAACTGCATTGAAGTGTAATATCGCGTTTATGGCTATGCTTTTAGAGGCGCCTATGGTTATGCTACCTTGACTAGCTACGGCGGCAACAGTGACACTTATGGCAGAACCACTAGCATCTGTGCCAGTCATAATCATACCTGTACGTACGGTGCCTACATTGTTCTCTAGGGTTACTGTGGTAGAGCTAGAAGTAGCGGCTTTTACTGTCGCAGAGGCTTGGTCAAGTGGAGTAACGTCATTGTACTCCCCACCAGACTCTACATAGAACTTAGTGTTCGTACCAACACCTACATATAATTTGCTCGCTAAAGTACGCCAGCTATGAATAGAGCGGGAGATACCGTCAAACACGTTGTTAGATAGGCGCGCCCACCCACCGATCTTTTCCGGCAGACCTTTACGGAACCGTACTTTATCGGAGTCGTTCCAGCCACCTTCAGTGCTGTAGCGCGTACCTTCTTTGTTTACGCCGGGTTTTAGTTCTAACTTGCTTAATGGCATTGTTACCTCTTAATAAATCCACAGCACAGGTACAGTATTGCGTGTGTCTACGTGAACAAAAGTCTTAGCAACACCAATACCACTAAACCCTAACTCGAATGCTTTTTTAGCTAACAAGAATCTTTGTGCCCCGCCGCTAACACGTATATCTGCGGCAATGCCTTTACTGTGCATCCCCGGTGCGGCTTTCTTAGCCTCAATAGAATGCTTAGGGCTTCTGTACCCAGAGGTAATCGTAAACGAAAACCCACACGCTTCGCGTAACGAATCTAGCGCATGAATAAATTCATCCTGCATATCGTTCTCACCAGTCTCTTGGCAGTCAAATTCTTCGATTTTAAAGTATTTAAAGTTACTCATCTGGCTTATGACTCGCACCGAAGTAAAAAGAAGTTATAGCTGATACTACACCCCCCATGTAACCTAGGATTAGGCTTACTATAGTGTCGCTATTAGCATCAGGTGGCTGGATAGTAACAAGAAAAATATACCCAACAAAACCCACCAGAGCGACAAGAGCAACGACTCTCGGCGTCCAATCACCTTTGTGTGCCTGTCTCGCATCTTTGACATCTTGAGCCTCCAGAGCAAATACATCGACTTCTAGCTCTGCCATCTTCTTCTCGAAGTCTAGCTCGGCTTTTTTAATCTCAACAAGTTGCTCAGGTGTGGCAGATTGCATCGCTGTCTCGATAGACTTAGCGTCTGACTTACAGCCTAGCACAGAGGCAATTGCTTGTGCAGCAGTGCCCCCAAGAGGGCCAGCTAGTGCCGTACCAAGTGTAGGGGCAACCGCCCCAATTAAGCCTTTAATAGCTTTAAAATTCATTTTACTTACCTACTTTCTGCATAGCTGCTTTATGTGAAGCTGAAAAGCTCTTACCGTTCTTCATTTCTTTGCGCATAAAAGCCATATGCTTCGCTGTATGGTGCTCTTTATGCTTTTCTAGCGTTGTTTTCTGCCGCTTGGTTAGCCCTGAAGTACGTTTATGCATAGCCCTTATCCTAGTGGGTTGTTGTTTAAGTTACTTAATCTCGAACTAAGGCGCGCAATTTGCCCTTCAAGCCTTTCAATCGTGCTTTGAAGATTGCTAATTCGGCTTTTATTAACGCTAACGCCGCTTTCGATTTTGCTTGTATCTTGGCTTTGAAGCCCGCTAATAGTGCTTTCAAGTCGTTTAATAGTTTGGTCAGCATTGGTTATCTCCGCTTGTATTGTAGCAATAGTAGCCGATATATGGCCTATATCACTGTTTGATTGTGTGACTTCAAGTGTAGTCAATCTACGCTCCATAACGCGAATTTCTTCGACATTATATAGTTCTGACATAGAACCTTCTAGTTGAGCTACTTTCTCTTCCATTGTGGCGAAAGTCATAGCAACACCGCCTAGAGCGCCTGCTATACCAACCCAAGTACTAATTTGTTCTGCATTCATCGTGGTGTTACCTCGTATCCGCTATCGGGAAAAAAGCCTTGCCCATTAGTCGAATTAACTGACCAAAACTCACTTTCAACACCTACTACTGTACCGTTCCAAGATATGTTTATTTGGTCTAGGTATACGTCATCAATGTTTACTATAGCGCTATCGTAGAATGCCTGAACAGTATCGGATGCCTGTGTGCTAAAAGTAGTCGCTTCAATTATCGCACCTTCATACTGTTCAAGCATGTTCTTTGTTCTTGATGCTACTACCATCCCCTCAATGCTGGCTGCATATTTGTCTCTTGTATCTTGTTTAATATCGCGTAGGTCGTTATCAGTAGCGTATTTCTCCATACCGATTTTAGTCGATTCATCAGCTACTTCAATCTCAGCCGCTATAGCTGTAACCGCCGCAATCTGCTGCGCTTCTTCTATCATAGCGTTTTTCTGGTCTTCAAACTCAACCTGCTGGCCGATAATCTGATCTTGTATTAGCAGACTAGTGAGGTGCTCTTGAGTGGATTCGGAGAGTGCCAGAGCATAGGCAGCATTGAATGCGTCCAACTGACCCTGTGTGAGATGATACTCTTGTCCTGTATCAGGATGCACGATAGTAGTAGAGCCATTGACCATGTTAGCAGCCATTTGCGATATGAAATTGTTTGCCTCCTCACCTATTAGGGAATTTATGGCGGCTGTATGGTTTTGGAGGTCTGTTTGACTTCTCACGGTAGATGAGAGGCTGATCAGGAACCCTATCAGGGCGATGTTTATAAAACGTGTACGCATCATTTCCAATTAATCCTTGGTTAGTAGGACACGGAGTCCCAGATTCAAATAAAGCCCACCACACCCTATGATCTTGGCACATAACGCTAACGGCAGCAACCTTTAGACCTAGAGCTTGTAGCTGCTTAGACAGCTTTAATCGCTCACAATTTTGATCTACAACAGGCTTACCGATGGCTATACCAAACATCTGTGTTTGGACACCAGCACTACCAGAAAACACACATACGTCCTGATTGTAGCTTGAGCCGCTCGGAGCTACCGCAGTGCTAACTACTGCACCTTCTTGTGTAACTGTGGTGGTCGTTCTGTTATCAATACTCTCGGCGCTTTGTTGGTTGTTAGACCCAAAGTCACCTACTGAAGCATCTTGTGCTTCTTGAGCGTTAGAGGAGTTTGCTAATAATAGCGCCACCACCAGAGATAATAACCGCATACAGCCCCCATATCATGTTTTCTAGGCGGATAAACTTCTTTGACCCAGAAGAAAGTTGTTCTTTGATATATGCGTATTTTAAATTGCACTCTGCCTCGTGCTTCTCAATACCTGCGACTGCTTCTGCTAGCATTTCCTTCTGCGTTGCCATTACTACCTCTACAATATGTTTAAAGTTATGATAATACCGTCATGCCCTTCGATAGGAAGGCCCACTTCGGCGGTAAATAAGTCTTCTCTGCCAAAACTCGCAAGTAAGAAATCATACATTGGAGTGTTTGTTTTTACATGCCCTTTTATGGCTGTAATGTCTAAATCCCGTAATACCTTACAAAAGGAATCACCAGACAGTATAAATGCTTTGTTGTCGCCCACTATCACGTTTGTGCAGTGGTATGCTTTGTTCTTTATTCTACCAGTTGTGTAGCCCACAACTTCGCCGTCTTTAGTTATCTCTGCGGTAAGTTTACCGTCTATTGCATGAGTAAATGCACTCTTCGTAATTGCGAAGTCTTGGCCGGTATTAATATCTATAACGTCTTTGTTTTCGGCGTATAGCTGCTCTAACTTCACTAGGTCAACTGTATTAACTATTGCCGTGCTAAACATTAAACGTCACCTCCACTTGCGCGTCTTCTGTCGTACCAAATATATCGCCTTGCCCGTTACCTGACCACGCTGCGTATTTAACTCCCTCGGCTGTTACTCTTGTAAAGGTAAGCGCACTCATAGTAGCTGTACCTAGACTTGTTACCACAGACGTAACTGACGTGGCTGATAGGTTTTCGTCTGGGTCGGCTACTGTAAATATGAATTCGTCTGCAACGTTTGACGTGTTGAGGCGGTGTATAGTGTAGTTAGCGCCACCCACTGTCACGTGATTAGGGGATAATGAGCCGAATTGGGGGGTGCTTTCATCAGATGGCACAGAAAACGGTAGTGCTATAAACCCATGGAATAAAACACCCTTTGTGTTAGTAACACCCACAGTCATAGTGGAGACATTAGTCCCACTCCCTGCACCTAGCATTGCTATAACGCCCGAAGACATTAACTAACACCCCCGCCAAAGATAACGTATAGGTTAGCTGCTACGCATACGATCTCGGCTACGCCGCCCTGCACAATGGTTCTGTCGGTATTTACGTCGCCCGGAGTGTATGCTGTACCTGAGCACAGGGCTATAACATCGTCAGTACCGCCGGATTCGATAGTAATATCAGCCGTTGCATGGGCGTTAACAATAACCCAAGTAGAACCAACAGGGATGGCCGTTGTAGCTGCGTCAGGTAGGGTGTACTTAGTGTCTCCACTAGCTATGGATATAATTCTTTGCCCGACAAGTGCTGTCATTGCTGCGGCGTCTTTGTCGGCGGTTGGGCTAAGTACAGTAGCCGTAGGTGATCCTGAGATACTCAAGCCTTTTACTATACCCGCGCATGTAGTGTTACCCGTCACACCTAGCGTAGTACCTACAGTAGCGGCAGCAGCCATAGTAACCGCGCCAGTAACACCTAGTGTGCCACCCACTGTGGTATTACCAGTAACACCTAGCGTGCCACCCATTGTGGCGTTACCAGTAATGTTATTTACCCCGTCTATTACATCAGTGCCGTTGCAGTGTAGGAGAGATGTTTTACCCGCTGGTACAGCTACGCCTGTCTCGCCGCTAACCTTTACGGTTACAATTTGGTTAGAGTTGTTAAGCACAACAAACACTTTGCTTTTATCCGGGACATTGAGAGTGCCCGCAGCGGTAAGGGCGGAACCGCCTGCACCAGTATTTAGCTGTAATATTGCCGCACGCCCGTCCCCAACCGCGCCATCACCTGCCGTTACACTAGCGACGTTACTAGACCATGAGCTAATTACTGACCGTCCAGCAATGGCTTGCTCTAACAGGTCGGTAAGGGACGCGTTTATAGTTGTGCCCCAAGTGCCCGCAGCGTCGCCTACGGCTGGCTTTACAAGTCCTAAACTATCTGTGAATGTGGCCATTATTCAATCCTAATTATTGCTGTAGTCGCGCTCGCGGCAGGGAAAGTAACCGCAAACGTACTATTAGATGATGTTTTGTCTGAGCCGAAGTCTAGCACAGCTATAGATGAGTTAGCTCCACCACTTTGGTATATGAGTGCCCCGCGAGCTGTAAACGTAGAGCTTGTCCACTCACTATCAGCGAAATCGACAAAGGCTACATTATCCGAAACAGTAATAGCCGCCCCTGATAACGTGTTGCCACCTGTTGAGTATCCGCCTACACCGTCAGCTAATTCACCAGCAACCCCAGCGAACGCCGCTGTGGAAGCGTCTAGTGTCGCAGTACTATCGTACAAAGCTATCTTGAACGTATCCGAATCGAAGTGAATATCGCCTTTTAACAGGTTTTCTTTACACTTGTCTGTCATTATTTGTGTAATAGCCATCTTATGCTACTCCTACCGGTGCGCGTGCGGGTGCAGCACGGTACGCGTCTGTAGATAACCTACCTCCTAGGGAGCCTAACAGCTTTAAAGCTGTTACGAACTGTTGATTGTACATGGCTACTATATCTGCCTCAGCTTTCATAAATCTAGCTGCTTCTACTAGCGCGCCGTTAAGTAGCACACTCTCAAAATTACTAGACAGCCACGTAGTGCCACTATCCGCACCTGCCGTAAGTGAGGCTGGGTAGGCTTTGTAGGTGTGTATTAGAGATAGTGCGTCACTTGGAGTAGGTGCTACAGCAATAAACAAAGTTTCAGCACTGCCACTTATCCCGCTCTCGCCGAACTGCGCGTAGTACACAGGGTCGCCTGTAGTATCTTGGTCTGGGTATGCTTCTAATAAGAAGCTGTTGTCTTTCTCTATCAGGTACGTAACAACGTTGGCCGCATCTTTTGTAGCAAGGGTAAGGGTACTTAGATAGCCACTAGGCGTTGCTGTTAGGGGGTTTCCTACGGATAAGCTAGCTGAAGTCTCTGTATACGTGTTAGCAGGTAAATCAATAGCTGTGTATATAGCTTGCTCCGCTTGCGTTATAAACAAATTAAGCTGGAAATCTGAAAACGTGTTCTCAGTAACGCCAGCTATATTAGTCTTCATGTCTGCGTATGTCATGCTCATTATGTCGTCACCGTTACTGTGCCTATCTTGGCATTACCTACTAATGTATTGGGTATGTCTATGTTGTTGCCACCACCTACAGGCCGAAAACCATACTGAGTAACCCTACTCTCAGCTAGGGCGTTGTCTGGGCGTGGGTTACGTATCGCCTGTGGGTCAGTTACTACAACTTCCCCTAACTTGTTCTGTGGGTGGTCTTTCTCCCAACAATATGGGCATACCATTAAATGTGTGTTCTTGCTCTTAATAACCAGAGCTTTGAGCTTCTTTAACTTGTACTGAAACCCACAACGGTCGCATATAGCGATAGCTCGTTTGGCGGAGGCGAATTTATTAGCCATTAGCAACGACCTATACTAGGCACGAAACGCGCTGAAGTTTTCTCCCTGTCTTCTTGCGAAGCGAGTGCAAATTGCTCTTCATATTCTTGCTTTAGCATAGGTATTCTAGGGGCTAGTTCAGGTACTTTCATAGCTATATAGTATGCCAGTCCTGCTACCGCGCATGGGAGGAACCTGAAAGGCATGTCTGCTGTCTGCGCTCCCGTACCCGCGTCTTGTATACGGCGCATACGGTAGTAATATATTTGGTAAGTACTGCTTTTGTCCGGCACCGGCCATACGGTTAAGAACTGTACGTTTGCGCCTATAGTGGTAGGAGTCGGTGTAGCGCCACCGGTGTGGTCGCCGCTTTGGTACGTGCCTGCTTGCCCTAGTCTATGGACTAATGCTTGTAGTGGTCTACCTATAGATAGTTTGTTGGGTATAGCTGCGTACGTAGGTAAGCTAATTCTGTTTAGCGACAGGTCAGATTGCGATGACGCGTTACCTGCGTTTGTACGTATGTTCATCTCACATACGTCTATCGTGTCAGCGGGTAAAGAATACGTAGCGTCGTCTTTAGTAAGGTTGATAAAACCTTCGTCTATCGTCCACAGGTTAATCCCACGATTAGCCCACTCAATGGTAAGCATGTTCATGGAACGTCTAGCCGTACGTAGGTCGTAACCCGTGCGCAACTCGCGCCCAGCGCGTTCCCACGCCTCTTCCGCTATCTCTGTAAATTGCGGGTTAAATGTAGCAGTGCCTGAAGTAGCCATTATTTAGTTCCACATCCGCATTTGTGTCGTCGTTTACGAGCTAAGCCACCGCCCCCAAACTTTACTGTCGCGGGTTTAGTGTTCTTAACTACCGTTTTGCCCTTTGCGCCTTCCCGCTTCTTTTTCTTAGCAGTGGCTGCACGTTGGCCTTTAGTTAGCGAGTTCGCTTTGTTGCGCGGTAAGCAACGGTCTGGGTTCTTCTTGTCTTTTGATGTGCCACACTTACCTTTGACTTTACCATCAGTACCGACACGAACCCAGTCTTGGTCAACCCATTTCTTTAGATCGCCCATTATTTCTTCTTACCTTTAGAGCCTTTAGCGTAATTAGGGTCTTTGCAGTACTTAGAAGCTGCCATATTAGCATATGCACTAGGGTAAGTATCGAAGGTACGTTTCGCCCACGACTTACCCTTAGAGCATATTTTGCCACCAGATTTATAGTAGCGGCGCATGGTTAGCGCATCTTACACTTACGAACGCCTTGCTTAGCAATGCCCGCACCGCGAACCTTACCACCAGACTTGTACGTCTTAGCCATACCGCCGTCCATCATTTTCTTCTTAGCTTTAGGTACTTTACCGCCTTTCTTCATAGCGGGAGCGCCAGCAGGAGCAGGAGCACCACCCATAGGGGCACCACCGCCACCAGCCATAGCCTTCTTCTTCATCATTTCTTCCATCATTTTCTTTTTCTTCTGCTCTTCCGTCATAGGCATAGCAGGGGCACCACCACCCATAGCAGGGGCAGCACCAGCGCCGGGCATAGCCATTCCGCCAGCCATATATTTTTTAGTTTTCACTTTACCACCTTTTTTATAGTCAGATTTTTTCATGCCTACCATCTTTCCTGTCTTAGGATCAGTACCCATGTCTAAATCTTGTTTACGTTTAGTTTCCGCAGAGCCAGCTTTTTTGCTGAACTTAGGGTTAGGAAGGCCCGGATTACTTGTCGTGCCAAATTCTTTTAGTTTCTTTGCGTAGTCTTTCGAGTCTTTTTTACCCTTACCACTTACTTCTGGCATGTTAATCTCCTAACATTTCCAACGTTTGCGCGCTTGGCGAAGCCTTGAATTGGGGTCTTTCGCTGCCTTCGGAAACTGTTTCATTTGTCCGGCAGAACGCGCACAGTACGACTTTCGACGTGATGCGCGCTTGCCAGTTGGTTTGTCTTCAGTTACTGCTGTCTTTAATTTACTACCGGGATTATCTTTACGATACTTAGCTACACCTTTGGCGGTCATGCCAGCACCAGATTTGGTAGGGCGTTTCTGCCCGCCGCCTATGGTGTGGCCCTTCATAGAGCCTTTGACCTTACCGCCTTTTTTGTAGTAAGCGCGCATTAGAACCTCTTAATACATTCTATAGTCAGCATAATTGCGTCCCCTGCGGCTCCCATACCAAGCATATTAATCTCTAAGTCTCCGTCATAACCGGTAGCTCTAGGGTTTTTTAGCCCGCTAACTGGCGTAAAATCCAAAGTACTTTGGACTGAGGAATCATAACCAGTGCCTATGAATGTTATAGGTAGCGGGGTGTTGGAATGCCAGTCTAAAGAACCGCTAAACTGGCCCGTAGCGATAGCGGAAGCCGAGTTTTTTATAGACATTATAATTAAGTCTGTAAGTGGAGCGCCATTACTGTTTGCAAAGCCATCGGCTGCTAAAGCTACGCCGTCTTGTGTGTAATCAGAAGCGTCATCTAGGTCAATGATAGTAACTACAGTAGCGTCGTCCCCACCACTAGCGTAAACACCAGTAAAGTGGACAGTTAACTTACGGTCAGTATTCTCGACTATTGTTTTGCCTTGGGTTAGCGTTACGCCAGCCATAATCTATACTCCCGAGTTATTAAGCGAATAAAAACGCGCCAGTTGTGCCCGCACCTAAGTGTTGTAAGTCCATAGTCACAGTCCATTTGCCTTCTGCGTAGCAGACAAAGTAGATGTAAGAACCAATACTCATTAGGTTAGTCGCAGCGCCTGCTGGAGTAAATTTAAGTGTGGTATCGGCAGCAACAGAAGTATCAAAAGTAACCGCGTTAGTTGCGCGACTTTCTACTACTTGGCCTACTTCAAACGTGTCAGTGCCATCGCAATCAAAACGCAAGAACGCTGTACCGCCAGTAGTGTCTACGCTTTGTACGTGTGTGCAAATAGTGCCCACAGTAGCTAAAGGAAGAGTAGTTATTTGTTGTGCGCCACCTGTAAAGTTATTGACGTTAACGCCAGCTTCGTAGTTGTTAGTCGCGCCTTTAGCTACCGCAGCAACTGCTTGGCCTGCTAAAGAAGGTTTGTTTGGTCGGATAGTGATAGCGCCAGTAGTGCTATCTTTTGTAATGCTTGTGAAACCGTTTTCTGAACGGACTGGGCCGCTAAAAGTTGTATTCGCCATGAGAATCTCCTGTCGTGGCTAATGTCTACCTACGATATTGCGGGTAGTCAGGGATTAGAATCTTTAATGTATACCAAAAAGAAAGGGAGCGCAAGGCTCCCTCTCAGTCTTACTTTACTTGGTCGATTAAGCACCACAGCCAAAGATGGCTAATGGGTCAGAAACACCAAAAGAGTAACGCTCACGAGCTTTATAACGACTGTTACCAGTGTCAAAATCCGCGTCCATAGACGTAGACATTTTTGAACGAGTAAAGTGCTTTAAGCCATTAGGGATGTCAGTGGTTAGAAACCAGTTCCCTGTGTCAGTTAAGTAATGGTTAACTGCGTATCCGCCGGGAACCACACCGTTGCTAACGATAGCATTGATGTCGTTATCAGCAGTACCCACTCGACCCTCAGTCTCCAACAAACGAGTTGCAACGAATTGCAAGTCAGATGGGATAATGAGTTTCTTAGGACGTGCAGAGATTTTTAAGCCACGCTCGTCAGTCCACTTACCAATCTGAATAACTGCATTCTCAAGTGAAGTTTCGTTAAGGTCAACGTCACCACCAGTGTTTGAGTTAGCACCACCACTTACTAAGTTATGGGCATTGCCTACTAGAGACTCGCCATCACCATAAGTAACAGTAGATACAAACGCGTTATTCAAAATAGAAGCAGCTTTAACTTGCTTCGTGTACGCCATAGCGCGAGCTAATGCTTTAGTGTAACGACCCGATAAAGAATCGTACAGGTTATCTTCAATCGCTTCTTCAGTGATTGCGAAACCCATAGCAACAGTTTCGTGCGTGTAGCGTGCAGTGAATGCTTCTTGCGCTGTATCGTATTCGATAGCCGCGCCTTCAGTCTTAGTGCCTGCTGCGCCGAAGCCAGACAATTTAGTTTCTTCCTCAAACGAACGGTCAGAAGTCTCTGTTTCAAAGATTTCTTTATGCTCTTCACCGTACTTGGCATACTCTAAACCAAATAAGGCGTTAAGGCCGGGTAATAGCTCCTTGAGGAGCTGGGATCTTGAAATAGCCATAATTTAAAACTCCGCTTATTAAGCTAGACCTAGTGAATTGTTATATGAATGGACACCAACGTTGTACTTAACCAAAAACTCTGGGTAAGTGTCAGTTTCAGTTCCGGGGACAACACCAATAACTCTAAATGCAAGAGTTGCTGTAGCCGCAAGAGAACCACCGTTAGAGCCTACGGCCAAAGCCATGGCAGATTTACCAGTAGAAGTACTACCTGTGAAAGTAGAAACTGCACCGTTAGTGCCAACGCAAGCCGCTGCGCCGCCAGTAAGAGAGCCAATCGCTGCTGCACCTTGGATTTTAAACACAGAGTTCGGGTCGTCATTTACCAAAAGTTTAACTTCTTTAGCACCACCACTAACGAGGTTTGCTGGAAGAAAGTTTTTGAATAAAAGTTGGCCTTCGGCACTGATGTAGCTACACCCTTGACAAACACCTACGATGCCCGCTGTAGGTTGTGAAGATGTTGCTGCAAGGTTTTGGGCTACTGGAGAAGCTGTAACACCGGCAGGTAAACCCGCTGTGCTTAAAGCTACTAGTTGGCCGTTAAAAATAGCAGTGGCTACGTTTGCATTTACTGCAAACTCACGTAGCGTGCCGCCTTGGTATGGCCCGCCGCCGATCAAATTGACCGGAAGAAGCCCGTATGGAGAAGCTGTAGAAGCCATTTTAGAATTCCTCTAAAAAATTAAGTTAAGTCTGTTTAGCCTTTGCCAAACGAGACTGACGTTTTCCTATCATTAAAGATAGGCATTCGTGGATCATTTTCACGCATCAAGTTGTTATCCACTGCATTCATCTGATTTTTAGTTTCCTGAGCATAGTATTCTCTACGCTGCTGTAACATCTCATCAGGCATCTTGCATAGCATTAGACCGCCAATAACAATGTTGTCTTTGAACTTATCGCTCTCAGTAACAACCATTGTGATCTCGGGGTGGTCTTCTGCGCGTACGGGTACCCAACCTTCGCGTAATTTTGAGTTAATGTTACCGGCATCGGTAGCGCCTAACGTACTAATACGAACCCATTTGAACGCATACCCCGGTTCTGGAGTTGGTTCAGGTAAGATGCTTGGGGCTTCCCATTGTCTAGGTGCCGCAGTTTTCTCACGGGTTTCTTGGTCGCGTTTGATTCTATTATCAGCCATGTTACACATTCCTCATTGATTCTTTCGCAATTTGACTTGCGTATTGCTCTAGGGATAGACCTAAGCGGCCTGCGAGTTTTATTTGTGTTGCATTTAACCGCACCTTTTTAGGCGCAGTACTCCGCGATGCGGACGCAACTACATTGGCTCGTTTTTTGGATTTCTTAGCATCCTCGAAGTTATCGGGGAAGAGTTGCCTGACGCGAGAGTTTATTCTCTCGTAGTACTTGTCGCTGGTAGGGTCGAGACCCTCTTTGACTAATTTAGTATGCAGCCCGAGTGCATAGCTGGTCATTTCGTCGTCGTTACCGAACCAAGCGTTGGCTTCCTGCCACTTCGCTGCACGTTCGTCAACCACGGTTGCGGGACTATTGTCTACAGAATTTACACTAGCTTCTGGGGATTGTAAAGGCTCAGGCTTAAAGTTTTTTACTTTATCGGCCTTTATCTTTGCAGATGTTAACTTTTCCTGCGCTTCCATGACTTTTTCTGAGTCTCCCGACTCATACGCGTCTTTATACATCCTTTTAGCTTGTAACACCTCAATGGCTGTGTTCCGCTTAGCCTGCTCTAGTAAAGCTCCTTGTTTTTTGTCGTTGTCCTCTCGCAGGGTTTGGTTTTCAGCGGCCATACGTTGTGCTACGGCTTGTAATTCCTTTCGCTCACGCTCGGACGTTTCTTTAGCCCGGCGTTCAGCGTGTACTTTTTTCTGGATTTTATTAATCCGTTTTTGTACTTTGTTGCCATAGCTTTCAAGTTCTTCTTCCGTAATGTCATCGTCGCTTGATACTTCAATAGGGTCGTCTTCGACTTCCTCTACTTCAATTTCGTCGTCATCATCTTCGACTTCGACTTTGACTTCTGGCTCTTGCTCCTTTTTATAGTCGTCCTCGGTTTTCTTACCACTAAGGTCAATTTCTACGGAACCCGAGTCTTCGATTTCTATTTCTTTATCCTCACCTTCGTGGGGGAATTCGTACTTAACTTCTTCAAATGGCATGATGTTCTCCTTACGCGTGCGTGATGCCACGAGGGTCGCCAATAACGGCCTCAATGGAATCATCGTTCATTAAACGGTACTCTTTACCAGATACAGTAAAGCGCGTTCCAGTGTTCATACGAAACATTACGTAGTCCCCGACTTTGCACCATGGTTCACCACCAAATCGGTCTTTGTCGGTATAGGCTTGTTCGCCCATATCTATCACAATGCCCATAATAGACATGATGTACTCACGTTTAAGTACAGAGTCAGTCTTGATAAGACCACCTTCATACTCAGTTTCTACTTCAGGTAGTGCTACCAGCACGCGGTAGCCTACAGGTTTAGGGAGTTGCGCCTCGAAAAGCGCTTCTTCCTGTTCTTTCCGTATGTGCGGAGGCACAGCGAGGATTGAATCAGTCATCATCTTCTTCCAAATAGTTTTTAGCGAGGTCTTCGATATGGTTTAGACAGGCATCGTATCCTCGGGTTTTACCTGTTAGTTCCCTGTATTCAGCGAAGTCTTTAGCCCCGCCTCCACAGAGAAATTCTTGCAGAGAGGTTTTATCCTCTAAGATTTTGTCGCGCAGTACGTCAAATACTGTTTTAGCCATTACTTGTTACCTTTTGGTTTGTTAAAGAACCTGTCCATAGTTTCTCTACGTTTAATATCTGCGGCTTGTTCTTGTTTGTCCGCTCGCTCGTTGGTAGCTTTCATCACATCTAGGTCTACCTTGGTAGTGTCGCGGCGACGGTCTGCGGACATCTTAGCTCCCGCTTTACGCTCGTCTAACTCCAACTCAGCTTGTTCTATCTGCATCTTCATCTCAGCTAACTTGGCGTCTAACGTTAGTTTCTGCTGTGCGAGTTGTGCGTCAGTCTGATCTTTCATAGCCTTACGCTGAGCTTCCGCTTGCGCTGCTTGGGCGTCTGTCTGATCTTTCTGCATCTTACGCTGGCCATCTTGCTGTTTGATCTGCATCTCTTGCTGCTGTAGCTGGAACACAGGGTCTTTGGCTTGCTCTTGCGATTTCTTCTGTGCTTGCTCTTGCTTATTAGCTGCTGTTACCTGTCTTCCTGCCTCAGATACTAAGCGAGCCAAGTTGACTTCAATGTCTTCTGGCAACTCAGAATCAGGTGCGGGTAATGGAACACCAAGTTTTTCTTCAATCTTCTCTCTATATAAGAAGGCTGTGTGTTCAGCGATATGGGCTTGGATAGAAGCCGTAATCTGCTTAGCTTGCGGGTTTTGCCCTATAGCTGCGGCAATGAAGGGGTCTTCAAGGAACGCTTGGTGTGCTGCGATGTGTGCTTTATGGTCTTGGTAGATAAACGCCTTAGCAGGGGTTCCGACCAACATAGCCATGTTTTCACTAACTGGGTCTTTCGGTGTGGCTTTGTCCGAAGACGGTACTAGCTTTTCAGCGTTCTTTACGCCTAACACATCTATCATCTGACGATGTAGTTCCGGTAGGTCGTATATCTGTGGCGCTTGCGTAGACATCTGGAGGACTGTCTGATACTGAACAACACGTTGTGCCATGGTTGTGTTGTTAGGATCACTTACAGGTATAACCTCAGTCATCTCGTAGTCCGAGCGTTTAGCTGATACTTCCCCACGGTGCGGCTGGTATTCATACTCGGCGGGTGCGTGTTCCGCCATAAGCTCTTTAATCAGCTTAAACTCTTGCTTCATGGAGTAATGCACACGCGCTTGCACCGCAGCCATAGGCTTGAGCGTACGCTCTAGGATTGCAAGAGTCGTGCCAACTGGGGCATTAGCGGACATATCTGAGATGTCCATATCTGCGATAGCGCCTAGACGGCGACCTTCAGTCGTAATCTTGTCCAGTAACGCAAGCAATGTTTGGCTTGGTTCTTTGTACGGTAGCGGCATGATGTTGTCGCGAATCGCACCAGACGGCACATCGACATCCTTCCACTCCCCCGGCTCAATCGGCGTATCATCGCCTTTGATACGTAACCCACGGGATTTTAAACCACCCGGCAAATTAGCCAACGTACCAGCGTCAACCAACTGACGGATAAGTGACGTACCTGCGCGTGCGTAGCCGCCAATGATATGGATTAGACCCATACCGTAGAAACCAAAGCCCGGAACGTAGTTGTAGTGTACGAAGTGGTTACGCTTAGTATATAAGTCGTCTTCCGCTTCCTCGTCCCAGTTGCGGCGTATAGCTAGTACTTTGCCTGTACCCTGCTCTATGGTAACTACGTACGGTTTAGCAATCTCGTCTTTATCGTCGTCTAACTCTTCTATAAACAAGTCAGCGTGTACTTCAAACAAAGCGAAGCGGTTGTCGTCATTGACTGAGTAACCACCTTCTTCTGCCTTACGCTCTTCAATGTCTGTATGGAACGCTTCTGGCTCACCTAACTCGATGTCCGCGTAGAAGCCTATAGACTGTAGCTTTTTAACTTCGTTAACGGTCTTACGCATGATATGGGTCACACGCTCAGCAGTTTCTATAGTAGAAGCACCATAAGGTACGATAACGTCTTCTGCTGGGATGTAGTTCGCGCATACGCGACCCATGTTCGGTTCGTAGTAAACCTTCTTAAAAGCAGAGCCTGATAGACCTAAAGAGTATAAGAGGCGCTCGTGCTCTGGACGATACTCAACCATGTTCTCGGTAAGTTCGTAGTTCATGTCAGCGCGCACGCGTTCTGCGGCCTCCATCTTGTCGTCGTCTTCTTTACCTAGCACTTTAGTTTTCACAGGGCCAGCGGCAGGAAACGTCTCAGACATAGCTTCTGCTTGGAACCGAATAGCTGCTTCAGCGAGTACCGTAGAGTACACCCCACAGGCGTTTTCCCATGGCTCTGTACGTTCTTCGTACTTAAAGCCCAGCACATCAAGCCCATCAATATAGGTATCTGCCCACTCTTTACGGCCTTGGATGTCTGACTCGACTAGCTCCATAAGATCGCTGGACAACTGAGTTAACTCGTTCTCGTCTAACTCTTCCGCTAGGTTATCGTCGAACTCATTTTCTCCACGCTCGTTTTCTGGCATAAGTGTGATTTCAACACTGCCATCGCTTAGCGTGACTTGCTCAGGATCGATAATCTCAATCTCAAGTGCCTCTATGTCTTCTGCTGCTTCTTCTATACCTTGTGGTGCCTGATATAAACCTTTTTCAATTGCCATTATTTTTACCCTTAGTAGTATCCGCCCCTACGCGAAGATTTGAATTGTTGTATCTCGTCTTGTTCATCTGTGGGTAGTCGTATAAACCCACCTTGTCTAAATCGCATTAGCGCCATTACCATGGAGTCAACTAAGTCATCGTTACTAGCGAACGGGAAGCCCGCTACTTCATCTACAAGCTCTTCAGCCCAGCGCGTAGCTGGAACCCAGCACAGCCCTGAAGCCACAATATCTGTTACAGAATTCAAACGTGCTAGCTTATCGCCTGAACCCCTGTGTGGAGTAAACTCCGATACGGGTAGTCCCATACGGCGCATCTCTTGGTATATAGCTACACCGGAACTCTTCTTCTCCACGATAAACGCATCGGGGTTCCAAGCCCCGTACTCTTCCATGCACATATCTTTCAGCTCTGGAAACTCCATCCTTCTCTTTATACTATTTAAGAGCATGATGTTGTACGCGTCAGTCTCTTCATTCATAAAGACGCCCCACGTGGTCAGTGCCGTGTAATCCGCACGGTTGTGCTTCTCTGCCGCCGAATCCAACGACATGATTATAAACTCACACGCGGGAGGGCTTTCTCCGCCCCACATCTGCCACCACTCACGTTTTACAAGTGCTGCTTCTTGCGATGTGGGCTGCTGCTGGTACTGAGCGTTCCACTGGAAGTTAGGCATCGACGCTTTGGTACGTAACAACGCTTCTAAGTCAAAGAACTCCGGCCATAGCGGTTTTTCCACTATTTGCCCAGTCTCTTTATCTTCTATTTCTAGTATTGCGGGAAATTCGATCACTTCGTACTGGTCAGACCGCTCATTATTGACCATATCCTTAATTACACGGCCAGTCAGGTCATCCATATGCCATCTGGTCTGTATAATAGCCACTCGACCCCCCGGCATAAGCCGAGTTCGGGCACCAAACGTGTACCATTCGTACGCTTTCTCAAAAACAGAGAAGTTACCGTTGATAACGTCCTGCTCCGAGTGCGGATCATCAATTAATAGTAAGTCAGCACCCCGTCCCGCTAGTGCTGATCCCACACCACAGGCGTAATACTCGCCTCCGACGCTAGTGTTCCACCGTCCGGCTGATTTAGAGTCTTTAGACAGGCCAACTGTAGGGAAGATGGCTGCAAATGCCTCACTAGAGATCAAATTTCGCACTTTACGCCCAAAATCTACTGCTAAATCGGTGGTGTGGGATACCATCATGACTTTTTTGTCGGGATTTCGCCCTAAAAACCACGCTGGGTAGAAAATAGACACTAGTTGGGACTTACCATGACGTGGTGGTATGTTTACACACACCCTATCACGTGTCCCGGCTTCAATAGCCATAAGTTCGTCGGCCAAAATCCTGTGGTGCTTACCCACTAGGAAGTCAGGCATCATTAACTTAGCAAATTCTATAAGGTCATCGTACGCAGCAGCGTTAGCTTCGCGCCCATCAAGCTCATCCACAATAGTATTAATCTCAGTGACTTCATCATCTGAGTAATTATCGAGGTTGTCCAACATTACTTGGACTTCTGCTCTTGTGAAGTTAGTCGTCGTCATAGATTGTGTCGTCTTCTTCACCAAATGCTTCAGTTATACTGAGAGGTTTGCTTTCAACAACTACTGCGTCTTCTATTTCTTCGGGGTTTACGAGTTTTTCTAACTTACCACGCAGTTTCTCGCGTAGGTCGTCACTTGATTGGTGGGTAATCGTCACTTCTGACTTCTCTGCGAATAGTCCTACGTCCGATACCTTGCCTAGTAGCTCTAAAGCACGTAGCCGTATCTTGGCATCAGGGTTCTCCGTCTCTAGCACTAGCTTGTTGGTTACTAGGTGCCTTATATGCACAGAGTTTGTAACCACGGATTGGCCGAATTCAGTAAGTATACTGTCAGTTATTATAAGAGAAGCTGGGCGTAGTTTCGCCATGTTTGTAGGGGTAGCCTTCTTGGAAGTGTGTACAGGGTTACCTGCATAGGCAGTGGCTAATGCTGCGGCTGTGTCTTTATCTTCCTTAGTAGGTTCTATGTCCAACCCATGCTCCGCTAGGAATAGCGCCGTATTAGCAGCCGCACTCGCCGAAAGCGTGAGGTCGGTAAAAGGATTGTCATCCGAAATAGGCACGCCTAGTTCAGGTTCAATAGATAAAGTCATAATGTTTCGCAGGTGTTAACCAGTTTCCACAAATATACTACAAAAATTTTTTTTGTCCAGCGAATTACAACGCAGGGGGGCTTCGTACCACAAATTAAAAAGTGGTACTCCAAATAGGGCATTTAAAGGGCTAGCTTTTGTAAAGAGACCTCTGCTAGCAGCGGTCTTACAGAATTCAAACAAGCACGTTACTCGGGTAAAAAGGGGTACTTACGTGCTTATGGGGTGGTTAAAAAGTAACCAGAAACGTATGGATTTGAGAAAAAAACGATTTATTCGTGTAAATTAGGATTATACAGACACGCGGGACTCCGCACTGTGAGGCGGGGGGAG